GCGGCCAACTGCTCAAGCGCGTACTGGACCGGGTAGGGGGGAGCGATGTACTTCCCCGCGGTCTTGCTCAGGTAGTTGCGCATGGCGCGCTCACTGATACCGATAGCCTCGGCGGCCTGCACCTGAGTCATGCCGGACGCCTCTACCAGGCTGCGCATGTACGCCGCGTCAGGGTTATGCAGGGTTGCGTCAGGCTTGGCGCCCTTTCGAGGTTTAGAACTCATTGGACATTTCCTACATTGCTTCGGGGGCGGGCGTAAGTTGCAACATGCTGCACGCCGACATGTACAGAGCATCGCTTACGGCGCCGGAGTGCAAACCTTTCATGGGGAATGGGAACTGCGCAAATTTCCCGCCGCTGTGTTTGATGTGAATCACACGCTGCGACCCAGCACCGATCCGGCTTCCCTTCACGGTTTCTACAGCAAACGCAGGGTGGTGCTCTTTTAAAGTGGCCAAGAGCTTCCGGGCAAAATACGCCTCACTGTTTGTGGTCATTTCGGACTTCCCTTTGTGGATACCAGAAAACCCCCAATCAAGGGGGTTGTTCCTTCCGCCGGCGGTTATGCGCCTACGGCCTCATCCGCAACGGCGGTGCAGTGCTCCAGGGAGACGTAGCCCGATACGCGCTCGATGAAAATCACGGCTTCGCAGCTCGATACAAACGCCTTGCCATTGGTTCGGCAGCGATGGGTTTCGCCACTACCCAACACAGACTCATAGCTGACCATGGTTCCGCTCGGGTGCTTTTCGTTCCAGTCGAAGCACAAGGCCTTGGCCTGGACTTCCATTTGCTTCAATGACATCTGCTTACGTGGCGGCATGGGTGAATCTCCTTATGTTGGTACTGACGAAGCCCCAATTAAGGGGCGCGCAACGGGCGGGTTGTCTTAGAGCTTGCATGCCTTCCAAAGCAAAATAATGCGGGCATCGTCAGCGCCCTTGCTCAAGGCTATTTCGCGAATGAAATCAGTCTGGTACATGGCCAGCGTGCTGTAAGCAGCATCATTGACGAGGAATTCATTCACCGCTTCGCCAATCGATTTAACAGCGTTCTTGGCGAAAGCTTCACGGTTGTGAACCGCGATAGTTACGTCATCGGCATTGCTCAACCAGCCTTTGATTTCTTCTTTGAGGGTTTCGATTTTGGTGGTCATCTGCTCATTCTCCGTCAGGTAGTACTGGCAATGCCCCAATGAAGGGGCTTGAGGTTGGCGGGCCGGCTAGGCCAGTCGGGCGCTGACGCGAATCTTTGGGCCGTATGGGCCTGAGTTCTCCCGCACGATGTCGCGGCCTTTGCGCATCGCCTCGTTACGGTCTTTTGCGAAAACATTCTCCACATGCCCGCTAGTGTCGTCCTCGGAGCCGTCCGCCGCCTTGAAGGTCATGACGTACTCGCGTGTTGCGCGCCGGGCCTTCTTGATCGGTTCGGCGGCCACTGCCTGGGCTGCAACGCCCGTCGTGCTGGTGGTCATATCCACGCCGTCGACAAACACCGGGATTGGCTCGGCAACACCTTGCGCAACGATGGCCGACTCGCATTCGGCTTCGGTGCCCCAAAACGGCTCAGCGCGGTAGCCGTTCAGGTAGACGTAGCACTTGCCGCTATTGAGTTTTCCGATGTTTGCGTTCATGTCGTCTTGCTCCGCTGCTGTGGGGCGCCGTGTCGTTCGGCTTGGGAGGATAATAGGCATGTCGTGCCTATCGGTCAATAACTCTTTAACGCTTTAACGTAAAAAAGTTAAGACGCTACAGCGCTGAGTAGACGCCCACAAAAAAGCCCCAGCGAAGGGGCTCAGGTCACTTGAGCGAGGCGAAGAGCCTTTGCCCTGTGTTCGGGTCGACGCAGTAGTAAAGGCTTTCGCCTACCTCATCCCCCACGCTGTTAACGGAACCCGCCGTAGCGATACAGAACTGTTTCCCGGTGTCGCCATTGGTGAAGCGGGCGACCTCCTTAACGATGCAGGCCTTACCAGGCATGCAGATCGATGCAACAAGTACAGCGGACGTGATGAACGACATGGCCTTATCTCTGGCGGGTTGTACTGACAAAGCCCGCATGAGCGGGCTTGGCGTTGATCACACGGCGAATCTAGAGCGCTTCGCTCATCCGCTCGTATTCGGCATTCAGGTCGGCGGCCTTCTTCTGCGCCTCGCCCTGGGTCTTGAACGAACCCATGTCATGCCCGCACTCGCTGACTACCGGGAACATGCCGGACGCTGCTGGCTCGCTTGCTGTGAATTTCATGGTGAAACCTCTTGCCTGGGTTGAGCCAGATCGTTCTGGCGGTACTGGCAAAGCCCCAACTAAGGGGCGATGGACGGAAATGGCCTATCAGTGACTTGTCTCCGTGACGCCAAGCGCGTGAGCTGCAACGTGCAGGGCAGCCAGCTCAAGGTGGTCCGCAGAGTTTTTCAGCCAGTTGCGAATATCCTGATGGTCGATATCGCCTGCTTGCTCCTGACGGATGATTTCAAGTGCGCGGGCGTCGACTTGTTGGATTGATTGGGTCCGGGTCATGCTCTTTCTCCAGGTAGAGCCCGGATTGCTCCGGGCGGGGTGCTCAGGCCTTACTTGACCTTCACCAGCACGCGCAGGTGCAGGCACTGAATGTTGTAGCCGCCGGCATAAATGGTATCGATGGATACGCGCTTGGAGCCGGCGTTAGTGTTGACGATGAACACCCCGTTAAAGCCGTCGTTGGTGTAGGTGTATTCCTCGCTTACCACTTCGGCCACGCCCGCCTTGACCAGCTTGGTGGTGATGCTGGCGTTACGTTTGTAGGCGGTAGCTGCGCAGTTCTTTGTCATGAACTCCGAGACGTAAACCGAACCGGTGCCGTTGAATACGGCGTACCAGGTCTTACCGCCGGCGATTGCGTGCAGGCGTTCGTACAGCTTGGAAGCGTCACGACGGATCGCGGCGTACTCGTCAGAGGCCTTGAACTCTTTCAGGGCAGCAACGCGACCTACAGCCCATTCCTTAGCGGCCTCCAGCACCTTGGCGTCCATTGGGGCGAAGATGGTTTTCAGAGAGGCGGAAATTTTGGCGATTGCGGCACCAGTGATAGGAGCCGGTGCCAGAGCGATAATGGCCAGATCCAGCTCGCCACACTCGCCGCGCTGGACCTTGACGATTTCAGCACCCTTGATTGCAGCGCGCAGTTCTACAAGCGCTTCGATTTCTGCGCAGATGCTGGCGGCTTGCGGGTACACGGCCAGCGTGTCGGCGGTGTGCTTGGCCTTCCAGTTGTGCAAGTCTGCCATGCCCCAGTAAACCGCTGATTCAGCCTCAGTGCGCTCGGCGTGAGGCTTGGCCAGGAAGAACGCTTGAATCGAGCGAGTCAGGATTTCGTGAGCACGATTCAAGACATCAAGGGCGCGCTTTTGGCCCGCCTTGGAAGTGAAGCCCGCTTCAAACAGCTCAACGGCTTGCTGGCGGTAGTGGTCGGCGGTCTTAGTCATGGCTTCGTGCTCCGTTGCTGTTAGGCGCCGCTTCGTTCGGCTTGGAGCGATAATAGGCACGTCGTGCCTACTGGTCAACAACTCTTTAACGCTTTAACTCATAAATGTTAAAACGCTAATGCGTTAGATATACCCACAAAAAAGCCCGCAAGCGGCGGGCTTGTGACGCCAGGTTGGCTACAGAGCGCAAAGGCCGGCGGGCTCAGCAGCGCCCACACACGACTGTTCCTGTGTGGCCTCAGACAGAAACGACATGATCAGTGGCGCCAGGGTTTCGCGCTGGGTCAGCAAGAACAGATGACCATCGTTGACGACGTGTAGCCGCGCATTGGGGATGAGGTTGGCCAGCGTCTGCATATTGACCAGGGGAATGATCGGATCGTCTGAGCCGGCCAGTACCAGGGTCGGCTGCTTGAGCGTGTACAGCCAGTGGATCGACGTCCACAAATAGACGGCAGCCATTTGGTAGTAATAGCCCAGGCCGCCCGTCGACTGCATTTTCTCGGCATGCGCAGCCGCCAGCTCAGGGTTGCGGCGGAACTCGCCCCCATAGATATCCGGCGCGATCCTCGCCCCATGGGTAGGGTCGGTGTAGCGCCGCGGGCTCGCCATGAGCGATAGGACTTTCAGGGACGGCATAACGCTAACCAGGCCGGCCGAGGTGGCGGCAAGGATGAGTTTCTTGCAGCGGCCAGGGTATTCGTGGGCGAAGGTCTGCGCGAGAAACCCGCCCCAGCTCAAGCCGATGACGTTCACCTGGCCGACGTCAAGATAGTCGAGCATCCGGGTCACCAGCTTGGCCAGGCTGCTAAAGCTGTAGGGCAGCCACGGCGTCGAGGATCCGCCCACGCCCGGCACGTCGAAGGCTATGACGCCCTGATCGGGGTCCAGCGCCTTCGCGAACGGCAATACCAGCTCCAGGCTGGCGCCGATACCGTTACAGACCAGCAGCGGCGTTAAGTGCGGCTTTCCGGCGCGTACTGCGGTGCGGATGGTTTGACCGTTAATGGTCAGGGTGCGGGTAACGAACGATTCCATTGCAGAGCTCCACTGGCGATTTTTTTGTTCTGGCCCCCAGTGTCGTGGCGTTTTATTCCGCATCCAGGCCGGACTTTGCACCTTTTCGGCCAGCAAAAAGCCCGCACTCGGCGGGCTTCTTGGTCAGTGGGTGAAGGGTTAGAACGCGCCGGCGGTAGCCTTCAACGCGTAGTCCCGGAAGGCGTTAGAGGCATCAATGAACAGCTCGCTCAGCTTGTCCTCGCCATAGGCCGCGTAAATGCTCTCAAGCTCTTTGAGCACGTCGCCAGGGCTGCCCAGGTCGGTGGTGCCGCCAATGATGTCGTCCAGATAGGTCTTGGCCTTCTGCAAGGCGTCATCCTCGTTCGGCTCTTCTGGCTCGATAACCGGCGCCGGTGGAGCGGCTGGCGGCGCCGGGCTGAACATGTCGGTCTGGTCGATGGCAAACAGCCCCTCGCCATATTCCTGTTCCAGCTTGCGGTTAGCCGCGCCGACGATATCGGTAAAGCTGACAGGCTCATCACCAAACAGGCTCGCGGTCTGCTTGCGCACGTTCTCGCTCTCAACGAACTGCGCCATGGCCTTGAAGGCGGTGCTCATGCGTTTGGCGCTGCGGTTGTTGGCACTGATAAACACGGCCATGGCTGCTACAGCCGGATCCGTGCCGCCAAACATGTCGCCCTGGCGTAGGAACTCGTCCAGGCCCATGCCGGCCTCTTTGGCTTGGCGCAGCACGTTGGTAGCGCCAATGATGGCGTTGACCGCCTCCTGGTTAAGCGACAGCTCCAGGGAGTCGGTGACCTGCTCGCCCGCTTTCTCGGCGCCGATCCGGTCCTGTTCCTTGGCCCGCATGAAGTCAGGCGCTGCGCTGTTCAAGGCCGAAACGATGTTGGCAATCTCAGGCTTGGCCTGGTCCGCGGTCATTTCCAGCAACCGATCGTCTGAGTAGGCACCAGCAAACAGCGCGGCCTGTAGGCGACTGATCAGGCTCGACGTTGGTTTACCGTCGCTGGTCAGGTACTGCGCCGCCTCGGCATCGCCCAGCGATTGCAGGAAGGCCGCCACAAAGTCACGGTTGGCCGCGCTATTGAGGTCGCCGTCTGCCAGCTTCGACAGCATGGCGGTGTCCAGGCGCTTGGCATCGCTGCGGGCCTTCTCGGTGGCCGTCATCGCCAGCTTGTCGTCCTGGTTGGATTCCACGGCAAACTCCACCCGATTCACCTCGGTTTTACGCACACGCACCAGCACCGGCGCTTTCATGCGCTGAATCTTGGCCGGGTCTACGCCGAAGTACTCCGCGTTTTCCAGCAACCACTCCCGGTATTCATCGGCCTGGCCAATGCGGTAGGCCTCACGGACTGCCATGGCGCGGCCGTTGCCCGATTCGACCACACGGTCGGTACCAACGATAGGCGCGCCACTGTCGGCACGCTGAGTGCGCCCCAGGCTGTCCGGGTCAAGATTGCGTGCTGTCTTTTGCACCCACGCCTGCGATGTCGCCCGCGCCCGGTCACGCGGCTGGATTTCAGCCGGGTAGTCAGGGTTTATCGTGCCGTCAGTCTCGTGGCTGATGATCAGGTTCTTCGCTTCGATCACCTTGAAGCCGGTCACGACCTTGGTGCCCTTGGCGGTTTTGACGGTGTTGTCTCGGCCTTCGGCTTCGATAACGCCGGTGTCTTCGGTTTCGTCAGGCTCAGCAACTGGCGCCGGGGCGACCTTGGCTTGCTCGGCAGCGAGTGCAGCCATGAGCGAAGGGATATCTTGATAGGTACCGACCTCCTGGCCGCCCCCTGTAATCCCCGGAAAAGTGACACGGAAGCTCAGGCGCATGCTCACAGGTTCCCCGCCGGCGCGCACGTTGAAACCTTTAGTCCCTCCATTTTCAAGAGGGTACGCCGGCGAAGCCCAGTCATTTTGCTGCACGCGGGTAAAGCCCACGGCCGTGAGGGCGGTGTTAATTTCCTCATACGGGTCAGATTCTGGCTCTGCTACCGGCTCGGGGGTAGTCACGGCAACCGCCGCACGCATGCCGTCGATGTTGTCAGCGCCCGACGCAATGACGCGCTCAGCAATGGCAACACCTTCGGCCTTGCTTGCAGCGGTAGCGAGGTGGGTGCTGGCCCAACTCACGCCCCATTCACCGGTTTCTACATATTTGGTCTTGGCGACAGTCACCGGCCCGGCTGGACCTTGAAGAATTGCGGACGACTCATCTACATCGGACACGGCGAACGGATCAACCACGCCCGACAGGTCGACCACTTCGCCCACTTTCGGCTCATACACGTCTGTGTTGAGCAACTTCGTCATGTACTGGACGCCATCCTTGACCAGGTACACGTTTTCGGAACCGGTGCTGAGCACGACGGCTTCGCCAAGCGCTGCAACGTCGGCGTAGTCCTCCAGGATGACGCTGGCGGTGCTGACGGGGACAACAGGATCGGTCGATACCGGCTCAGGCTCGACGACAGGGGCAAGGGCAGGCTCAGCGACTACAGCGCGCGGGAGTTCGTTCGTAGCTTTGACCAGCGCTGCAAAGTAATCGCGCTCCTGGCGATCAAGCGGGGCCGACGGCTTGTCGGAGTCAGTCGCGGAGACATACCAGAACGATGCAGCACCCTCGGGCGTCTTCAGGGCGACGATGGTAGTGAACGTGGCAAACTCACCTCGCTCAGTGATCACCTGGACACTTTGACGCTCGCCCTTAGTCGCTCGGATGATCCGGATAGGTGTCGGGGAATCAGTGGCCAGGCGCTTCAACGCTGTAGCCATCGCCTTGGCGTCTGCTGGCCATTGTGTCGACGCCAGCACTGCAACAGGCTCAACGGCTACCGGCTCGACCACTGGAGCGACTGGCACCACCGGGGCGGCCTTCTTCTCAGCCAGCTGCGCCTGTAGTTCGCTGATTTGGGTGTCGAGTGCCGCCAGCTCGCCGGTTTTGCTTTCCACACTGGCTTTCAGCTCATCGAGCGCGGCGGTGCGGGCGGTCTTGCCTTCGTTCGCCTTGATGAACTTGGCGCTGTTCTTCTGAATCAGCGCCATGATCCGGCGGCACACAATGCGCGGGTTGAGGTCTTGGCCGCTCTCAGGCGCCACCACAGCGGTGATGTCCCTCTTGTTCTGTACCCACTTCCAGCTGATCAGCTCGTCGGCTGGCGTGAGCTTGTTGGGCGTGCTGTCCGGGTTGTGGAAGAACACCGACACGCTCTGGCCGTCGCTCATGGTGAACAGCATGGCTACTTGGGTGGTGCCCTTGCTCTTGAACGGCTTGCTGACTTCCACAGCGTCGGCCTTCACCTCACCGCCTACGTTCTGCATCACTTTGAGCAGCTGGCCAGCCTTGCGCTCAAACTGCTTGTACTCGATCACCATGGCATCGAGCATTGTGCCGTCGTCGGCCAGGCTCTCAGTGATATCGGCCATGGTGGCGCTGTCGAACATCAGGCCGTCCGGATCGGAGCGGCGCAGCTCGTACAGCAAGGCGCCCACGGTCTGCCCTACGGGTAGGTTGTCAGCGCCCCAGCGCGCAAATACATCAGTCATGCTCAACGCCTCATCTTGCGGAATATTGGGTAAGTCGGGGGAGAGGGGCTGGCTTAGATCCCCGTGTTTGAGCCAATACTTGAATTGCTTGATGGTGCAGGCCGCGACACTGCCCAGGCCGGTCCAACCCTTTTCGTAAGAGTTCATGTAGGCGGTGCAGGCCTGGTCCTGGTCGATAAAGCCCAGCAGCACCTTGTGCTCATCGAATGAGCCGTCCTTGGCGTTCTGGTTGACCACGTACACGCGCAGGCTCTCGGGCACTGGTCCCACGAACACGTCCACGGCGTCACCGTCGGCGCCCTTGGTGCCGTTCACATAGCCGTAATGCGCCATGCAGGTGATCGACCAGGGCTTACCGTCTTCTTTGCCCCGGCGGGACTGGAACATGGGGGTTTCAATGGTGATGCGCAGGCCGTGCAGGCGAAAGCTGCCCTTGGCGTAGTTGCCGGCCTTGATCTGCGCGGGCGTGGGCTGTGCGTGCGAGCCCATGCCAAAGGCGCCGGCATGCGCGGCGCTCTGGAGATTGCTAAAAACGTCTGTCATCGAAGCCGCTCCCTGAAAGCAGCCACGATACCGCCCGATTCCCCTAGTCCCGGCCGGCGGTTTGCTTGCGTGGCGCCAAATCACCAATTGACGCGGCCGCATCGGCTGGCTTTAAATAGCTTCACTATCTTGACCTTGCTAACGCAGGTGGGAGAGGGCGAGTAGTTACGTTTCTGTCCGCTAAAACGCTGCGGAACTACTCGTGGACATATTTAAAACCGCCTCTCGGGGCGGTTTTTTTATGCCCGATCACTTCCTCCCGAATCGCAGGCACAAAAAAGGGCGCCGCATGGGCACCCTTTGGTAAGCCGGCATCCCTAGAATGTCGGCGTTTCTGCCTCGTCGATCAGCACCCCGATGATTTCAGACATCGAGCAATTACGGTCTACCGCGAGTAGACGCAGCTTGCGCTTCTGCTCGGGAGTCACGTAGGGGTTCAACCGCTCTTTAGCGCCCAGCTTGATCACCTTAGGCGTCTTGCTCGGGCGGCCAGGGGCGAGTTCTACGGCAGGCTTTTCTTCCTGCGTGCGCGACTGGCGCGGCTTAATGGATAATTCACTCATGGCTCACCTTTAGCGTTAAGACGTTTTCGGCATGATAGTGCATTTAACTCCTTAGCGTCTATTTACGACGCCAAGAGCGCCAACACTTCATCCTTGATAGCCCGAAGGTCCGCCGCTGCTGGGCCGCGCGGCTGCGTGTCCAAAGGGGTTTTCCCGGACATATGAGAGTTCGGGTGCTCTTGGCGCTGTGAAAGTCGAGCCTCCAGCACTGGAAAGCCATAACCCGCCAGAGTCGCGGAAATTTTCTTGCTCAGCTTTGCCCGACTTGATGAGCGACTAACGATAAAGGCAGCGCGTACAGGCGTCTCGCCCGCGGCTTTCTGTTCTTCAATCCGGTCGTGAATCATGTCCACCATTTCGCTGGTGGCCCACACGTCAAGCGGGGAAGGCTGCACGGGGATCAAGATCAGGTCCGCGACATTGATTGTCTTCAAGGCCAGATCGGCGGCCTTCGCTGTACCGTCGATGATTACGAATTCATTGGTGAGCTTTGGAATTTCTCGCTCCAACTTCGTGCGCTCAATCACGTACACCTGAATGGGCTGCGAATCATTCGCCGCCGCCCAGTCGACCATGCTGCCCTGCGGATCCGAGTCAACCAGCACCACGTCCCGCTCATCCAGATCTAGCGCCCGCGCCAGCCCGACACAAGTGGTGGTTTTGCACACGCCGCCCTTCTGATTCATCACCGCGATAACTGTCATGTGTAGCGCTCCGGCCAATTGATTATGGCCGAATTCTAGCGCTATCCCGTCATAACGCAATAGGTCTGTTCTGTTATGACGGTATGGCGTTAATGCGCTATGGTGTTATTGCAGGCGTAAAAAAGCCCCGAGGGAGCGGGGCTTGTGGCGTGCAGCGTGGTTACTGGTTGACGGTGTTGAGCGCCAGCGTCTCAAGGGGCTCGGAGCAATGAGTGGCCGGATCCTTGGGCCAAACGCCCTCACTGATCATCTGGCACTTCCACTGATGATCCACCACGGCTTGGTCATAATCGCTACCTCCTAGAAAGCTGACCACAATCAGATACAGCGCAACCATGAGCAAACAGCCGGCCCAAATGGCCTGGCGTTGACGCTTAAGATTTCTAGTTCTCATCGGTCTTTTCCTTTCTCTGGCGTGTCGAAAGCCTCGACGGAAAAGACATTATCATTTGATTGTTCTAACTGCAAACATCACTACATCAAATTTATGTATTCATATGGAGATATGGCATGTCAGAAGCACCGGCCGGAATGAAAATCATGGTGTCCATAGGCGGCTATGGTGGCGCAGGGGCTGAGCCTATAACCCTGATGGCGTTCAAAAGCAACGCGCTAGGGACAATGACTGTCTTGGACAAGATCACGTATAGGGAGGTTGCAGACGAGGGCTTTGCCTTTGTGACAAACCTTCGACTGAAAAACTACGACTGCCTGTTCAAAGAGGAACACCTGGCGGCAGCGATTACCGCGTACAAGGAAGCCGAGGGGATGGCTACCATCCTGCTGGCCGACGACGTGGCCCGGTACCGCCCACGGATCGAAACGGATGGCGTGGACACGCAGGGGCAGAAATACCGACTGGCTGGCGATATCGGCAACGCTGAGGTGGCGGTACTGGCGCTGGCGCACTTCATGTCACGCCAGCGCGGTATCGAGTCACTTGGGCGAATGAGTGACGACATCGCCCGCCTGTATCAGATCACTTCGATTTAATCCTCTGCGGCAAAGGGCTCGCCGTAGGCATCAAAGCCAGCGTCTTCCAAGGCGCTTCGGCCTTTGTCGGTCAACATGTAAAGACCCTCGGCAGTCTCGACCATGCCCAACGCGAGCAGCTGCGCCAACGCTTCCTCATCCTTGATATCGCTCACGTCCGCCGCCGACACAATGGCGATGTTCACCAGCTCCGACAGGCCTGAGTCCCCAAAGTCAGGGGCTACGCTGTCGAGCATGGCAATGGCGGTGATAAAGGACTTCGCCAGGCTGCGCTCAAGCTTCGCCTGGTCCAGATTCCCCTCGGCCTCATTTATCGGGGCATTCGTCTCGACCACGCTCAGCGCTTGTCTGAGCTGTTCGATAGCGCCAGCGGTGGCCATGCTATCCATCATCGCCGGATCGGCCAGGACAATCTCCCGCGCGGCCACGTAGGCGCCTGATACGGTCAGCTCTTCGTCTTGAGGCTGCTCGATACCATCCAGCAGCGAATCAGCTACCGGGACGGCGCCGTCAATAAGCGTCCAGGCCCCCGGCAATTCGCCATGCTCATCGGCTGGTACCAGCTTGAACTGATCGAAGTTGTACAGCTTGCCTCCCCACTTGCGCGGGAATCCCTTCGGCTGCTGATTGATCGCATCGAGCAGTGTGGCGGCCAGCCCCTCATCATCGGGTAATGGCTCCTTGTGAGCCTCCAGGGACTGGACTGGCGAAAAGTCAGGAATGCTGTCGAGCAAGATGTCGCCAGCGGAGGCAACCGACAGTGAGTCCACGTCGTACAGCACCGCGTACATCTGCTGCTCACCGACGGACTGAGTAGGGACCGCCAGCGTGTAATGCACCTTCGATGCGCGGAAATTTGCCCCGATCACCTTGGCGGCTATGTCCATCCTGTCCCCTTCCTGCCCAAGCCCGAGAAATACATCAGCGCCGATCTGGAAGCGCGAAGGGACTTCCATCGGGCCAACCTCATCGACGAATGCCTGATTAACGAGTTTGAAACCAAGCCACGACATTGGCTCAGGGTTTTGATTCTGAGCGGGAGCCGCTGGCGCAGGCTCCAGGCTGTCGGTCATCGCCCCCAGTTGCTGCTGTAGGTCCGCCACCGTCGCCTGGCGCTCGGCAATCTGCGTATCGAGCTGCGCCACGCGCTCGGCGTAAACCGCGGCCTGTTTCGGCGCCGGCGTGCTCATACCCTTAGGCAGAGCAATCGCTTTGCGAGCCTGGGCTTTCTGAAATGCCACCTGACCACCTTCCAGCAGCGCGGCAATCTCCATCACCGCCTTGTCAGAATCGGTCTGATTCTTCATCGGTTGCACGGAGCCATTGAGCAGCACCTGGAAGATATCGCCGGTCGCATTCACGCGCAGCACAACGATTTGCCCACTGGCGACGGTTAACGACGCTTCCCGGTACGTGACACCCGCCACGCGACGGGCTTTGTCGCTGAATTCAGATGAAACCACGGGCTGGCCCGCGCGGATCATGATCGTACTGACTTTCTTGAGCGCCTTGGCAGCGGCCTGGGCATTGGAGAAATCGAGTTTGTTCGTAGCTGGCATGACTGCCCCCATGGATTGGATTTACTGGGGACATTGTGAAGGGGCAAAAAGGGCGGGACCGGGCGGGCTTTGCGCTGCAAATGGCTCAGGGGTAATAAACGGAATCGGGTGGGTGAATTACAAATTTCTGCATATGAAGCCCACTAGAAGCCTTGGTGTGCCTGCCCTACAAGGCAGAAAGATGGGCTGAACGATTGGTTTCTTGTAATTCACCCACCCGCCCCGCCGAACGCCCCTGCAAGCCGGTTGGGCGCGGGTGACTAGCGCCGGCGCGAGCCAAGTCTGTCACCCGTGAACAACTGGCCGCTGCCGCAGGCGACTTTTGCCCTTCTGGAACACCCCCATAATATAAGAGATTAGGGAGAGCCTTGTGCCGCGTGGGCTAGAGCGGAGTTTTGTACCGTCCAGACGGTTACTTTTGTACCGTGGAGACGGTTAGGTTTGTACCGTGTGGACGGTACAAATGGCCAAAACCCCTATCCCGAGATTTGTACCGTCTGGACGGTACAAAATCCCAAGATCGCAGCGCACTTATGTACTCACTCAGTGGAGTACACCTGAACCATTGTACATGTTAGGATGTACCTATCTAACAAGGTACAAAGGAGGATCCGGCATGGCTACCAAAAAAGTCGTACAGAGCACCAGCTCTCAAGTGGTTAACTTCCAGACTGGCGAAGTGATCGAAAGCACCACCCACAATGTTTTCCAATTACCCAGTGAGCCGCCCTACGTCAAGCTGTACCTCGACGACCTCTGCGTACTGATCAACGTGTCCGACTCGCTCAAAACGTTCTTGCTGTCGCTGCTGCGCCGGCTCGACTTTGAGGGGTACATCCTGCTTTCGCCTCGGTCGCGAAAAGAGATTGCCGCGAACTTGGGGATTGCCGATCAAACCTTTCGAAACCGTTTGAACGAGCTGTGCAAAAAGGACTTGATCTGCCGGGTGTCGACCAATGAATACCAAGTGAATCCGCTTTATTTTGGTCGCGGCGAGTGGCGCAAGATCTGTATGCAGCGTCAGGCCTTCCAGCTGCGCGTGACCTACTCTGCTGAGCGCGGGCGTCAAGTTGAGACATCAGCAGTCAGCGTGCAAGACGAATTGCCGCTCTAACTGCTTGAACGATATCTGACAGGCTTGTTCGCTATCTCACAGGGATGAGCGGGGGTGTGTTCACGCGATGAACAAACCCCTGACCAGGAGTTATACCGGCTCGCTTGGCGGGCCAGGCGGCGCTGTAGGGTGGTTGTGGTGTTGAACGCTGATACCGTCGCTGGTGATGTCGCCACCGGTCTGCGTGACAGCTCCCTCAATCGTTACCGCTGCCTGGATGCTCAGCGCCGTGGCAATCATCGCGATGGCGTCCGGTGTGAGCACCAGAGACGTGCCGCCGACCACCAGGGCAATCTGCGCACCTGCATTGATCGTGAACACCTGGTCAGCGTTGATTTCAAAGTTGTCATGGTTCCAGCGGCGCATGCCGATCACGTTACCCGTGTTCGGATTGCGATACCCGGTGATGAGCGGCCGGCGCGGATCGCCCGCGATGAACTCAATCCACACCGGGCGCCCCGCGACCAGACGAATCTCGGTGTTTTGCGAGTCATCACCAATCGGGTATTCGATTTCCGCGATAGGCAACTCGGCGGCCCCGTCGGTGAAGGGCGGTATCTCTACGCGCACCTCGCGGCGGTCCCGGTCCACTATGCGGATGAATCCAGGGTGCTTATTACTGGGCATTGATCAGCTTCCCGAGCCATAGGCGGCTGCGGCTTTCCTGCGCCCCCTCAAGGTTTTCAAAGGCGTGTGCGGCGGTGATGATCACCAGGTTCTCTCCGGCCACCCGTAGCACGTCACCGGCCTGGTACTGCTGGCAAATGTTGCTGTCTACGGTCTTGCTGCGCACCAGGACACAACTGGCGTTCCTCAGCTGGCGCTCGTCGGCGCGGGCCATGAACTCCACGCGACGGGTCTGGCCCATCTGCCCCAGGACAATGGCGGCGCTGTCGTTGACCGAGTAGAACGACGGGATGTCCTGGAGTTGCAGAAACTCGCTTTCGATCTTGGCGCTGCTGTCCACCTGGCCGATATCCGCCAGGGGCGCCTGCTTGGCCATGTCAGTCAGGCGCATGGCGGTAATGCTTCCATTCCTGAGCACCAGCGCCGCGCCTTCCTCTTGGAGTGCCTGCGCCAGCGGATAGCTGGGCTGGTGACCTTTGAAACAGGTAAAGCGCGGTACCGCGAAGTCGCTGGTCACCGGCATGAACGCCCCACACGCCCGGTAGATCGCCCCAAGCGTGGTACCGGTCAGGATCACCGCACTATTGAGCGGGCGGGCGATTGAGGCGCAGCGGTGAAGCAATGCGGTCACTTTCATGGCCTGCTGCTGATTCTTGCCCTGCACCTGGCCAAGCGGCTGCGCCCGGTCGCTCTTGACGATTTCATAGCGCAGGTTTTCCCGCCCGGCCCATACCGAGGCGCCGACTTTAAGCTTTTCCTGGACGCCATCGATCAGCTTCACCGTGAATTCAAGCGAGCGCGGGATAGGCGTCAGGTCAGAGCGCCCCACCCACTTGAGTATCACGTCGGTAGGGAGCTGGTCGCCGCCCTCGCGCAGGTAGACGTTCACTGGCGGGTACCCATAACGCGGCCCGGTGGCATGGTCGCTGTGTCGGCCAGGAGGCTGCGCGCGGCGTGCTGGGTATCGATCACGACCGGATAGCCTGGCGGCACCTTGTCGGAACCGTCATTGGGCGCGCCATCGGCCGGGGCATCAAAGAACGGAATCGTACATTTGAGTGTCAGGTCGGCCACCAGGATCTTGATGTTCTTCTCATCCTGTTTGACCTCCATCCAGTCGATTCGCACAGATTCCAGTGTCTGAGGCACCGGAACGTTGTACTGGCCGAACTGGTACACGGCATTGAAATAGCGGTTAGACGGCTCTTTGATGAACGACGACAGCTGCGCGGCCAGGCTTTGCGCCGATCCGCCTTCGCTGGCGATGAGCACCATCTGTAGGCGCCGATCCTGCATAACATGCTTATGCCCGTACCAGGATCCGCCCTCTTCGATTTGTTGCAGGGTGCGGCCAATCTGATCGCCACCCCAGTCGGCGCCGGTACCGACAAAATTCTCATCCATGGCGAGCAGCAGCACCGGAAACAGCGTGGTTTTACCGGGCGGCCCGTTTTTGTTCTTCTGGTAGGCCTCCAGCATGGCCTCGGCATCGTCCACCATGCGCCCGGACGCAAATTTGACGGCCTCAGCGAACGGCTTAGCCATGAACGCCTTTACCGCCTTGGTGTCGGCGTAGTCCGCGTAAAGGCCGTCACGCCAGCGTTGCAGGTAGTGCCCAAATCCGTCTTTGATCTGGTCGAAACTGCCGTTTAACGGTTTGTTCATAAAAACCTCGATACTTCGCCGGGGCGAACCCCGGAAAAGTATCCCTATACATTGTTAGGCCAAATTTAAGAGCGAAAGCGGGTCGCCAGCCGTCACCGTGGGAGCGGGGAGCATCCACAGGTGCTGGGGCGTGACGCGGCCGGTAATCTCCGGACGAATCAACGGCGCACCGGCCTTTTCAAACGCCCACGCCACAAACTCGGAACAGAAGAAACGCGTTTTGCTGTCGAAGCGCTCGGAGTGCACCAGGATCCCGAACAGCGCCAAGTAGTCATAGCCGGCACCGATCATGCTCAACGCCGTCTGCTTGATCGCCTGGGCGTCATGGCAAGGGATATTGACCAGGGCGGCATAGCTGGAATTCGCCAGGCGTTCCTTGAGCGGCGTCAGGCTCACGCCTCCCACCATATTGGCGCCTATCACCTGGTCGCCCACCACGATCTCGACGTGACTGAACGACGACCAGGTAATGCCCCGGATCAGTAGGCTGCCGATCATGCGGCGGCGGGTGAACAGCAGCTGTACCGATTGCATCATAGTTGACCTTCCTATTCTGGTGCGGGCTCAGGGTCTTGTTCCGGGTCAGCTTTCTGGCGCCGGATCCTCAGGGGGAATTGTCTCAGGATCTTGAGCCTGGATTGCCGCCCACTCTGCATAGGTTTGAGGCCAGTCGGTGGTGTAGTCGTAGGCGCTTGGATCGGCGGCGCCGCGCATATACGCGTTGTGCGTCTCGGCCGCGGTAAAGACCGCCATGTCAGAGCGTGTCACCGCTGCCACTACGTCGAACGCGAGCTGTGCGGTCACGGGCACAAATGAGCCGTCCAGCATTTTCCAGATAATTGGCTTGTCTTCGTCGTCGCGCAGGCCGTCAGCCATGGTCCCGCCGTTGGCCAAGGAGTCACGGGCGTTATCCTTGAGCCCAAGCCACTGGCTGCGGCTGAACGTGTCCGAATGCACCCACTTACCGGCGGCGTTGAATCCGGCCTTTTTCCGGCGGTCCCGCTCAGCCTTGATCAGCTCCCAGGCGCTGGCCTGCGCTTCGCTGTGCAACTTGGCCACCAGGGTGGCGTCAACCTGCCAACTGCCGTCAGTCCACGCATGGGCCAACGAAGGGCGCGGATCGAGCGCCAGGCCTTCCGGCAGCTCGCCCAGTGCGTCGAGCTGCTGCGCCTCACCGGTGGCGGTGCTGTAGACCGTCCCGCGATGGTCAGCCAGCAACACCGGCTCGCCTTCCAGCAGCGCCCACACAAAGCCCTCTGCTGGCGCGACAAGCTCGCTACCCAAGTCGATGGCGTCATCTGGCATCTGGCAGCCGATACCGGGCACCACTGGCAGGGTGATAGGGCCAACAAGAGCGCCGGCCGGGTCGATCAAATAAATTGCAGTCATAAACACCTCAGATCAGTTTCAGTCGGCCGGGATAGGCGATGTTTCGAGGGCGCGTGACACCCCATGCAATTTCTGTGGTTTCTGTTATCCCGAGGATGCTGCCGGTGGCCGACGACATAGATTGTCCAGTCGGATAGTCAGCGGCTGAGCCAGCGTCATAGCCGAGGTCGGCGCGAGCCAAGGCGCCAGTCGTGGTGCCCGACCTATCGCCGACCAGCCCGGTCCCTGGACCGATGTCGAAGCTATGAACAGCGCCCTTTTGCCAAGAGCCGGCCGTGCGCGACGCATCAATCCCCCGCGACTCATCGAGCACCCGCATGAATTCGCCGCGTGTTTCAGGGCTGCGAAAGGTCAGCGCACCGTCGCCCGAGGTCCACATACCCTCCTTGCCGGCCCGTAGCGCTTCGGTGGTGAGCATCCCCGACGCCTGCGCGTGGTCCCATACCCATGGCCATTCGGCACGGTTGTAGATAAACCCGTTGATGCCCGCCCAGCCACCCGGAGAGAACGCGGTGGTGGTTTCGAACACCGGGCGCCCCAATGGGGTGGTGTCCATACGATCAAGCACCTGCCACTTGCCATTGCTGTCACTGCGCAAGTGCCAGAAGTCACCAGCCCCCATCAGGACGAAGAACGGATAGCCGGTCGCGCTCAAGTGGGTATGGAACAGGATCTTTTCGGCCCCGGACGCCTGTACCACCAGGCGGTTGCCACCGTTGTCGACGCGCTGCACCCGGATATCCATCGGGCGGGTCGCTGACGGCAAGGTCAGGGTAAAGCCGGCGGCGGTAGCGTCCACCAGCAGAAAGCCCGTCTCATCGTTGGTGAGCACCTTGGCGGCGGTGATAGTGGCGTTGTTCATCCCGCGCATGGCGAGCATGCTGCTCTCCATATCGGCTAAATCATCTGCACGGCTCATTATGCGTACTCCTCAAGAAACATCACACCAGGGCCACCTGGTGCACCAGGCTTTGCGGCCGAAGAAATACCATTTGCTACGCCGCCGCCGCCCGATCCGTAGCCAGATCCAGGGTTAGGGGTGCCTGATGTACCAAAACCACCTGCACCAAGCGGGCCGCTTCCTCCGTGCCCGGCTAGCGTTGACGCGCTGACTAGTATCGCGGGCGCGCCTGGCTCACCAACACTATTCAAGAGATTGCCGCCAGTAGGTAGAGCCCCAGGTGCGCCCCCGGCGAAAAGATTGAAGGCCGTGCTGGCTACGACGGTTCCGACGCTAGACGGGAAGCCTCCGGGAGTGATAACCAGCGCTCCTAATGAAGTTGTACCGCCCGGACCACCAACTGCTGCTGCGGCACCAGCGAGGCCAGCAGCACCAATTGTCACAACTTGGCTTGCGCCAATGTCCGCCGCCGTTAGCAGGGATTCGGAGTAGCCCCCCGCCGCGCCACCGCCAGATGCGGAGGTTTGCGTAGCACTAGTTGCAGCGACACCACTGGAGCCGGCACCACCACCACATTGGCGCAATCGCACCTTTTTCATTCCAAGCGTTGGGACATAAAGGCCGTTGGCGGTGAACTTTTGAATACCTAGAAGTCGGCCGAACTCGTTGTCCGCGACCTTCTGCGCCAGGGCAGCAATATCAATGTTTCCCTGATTGATCGGTGCGTTCCAAGCCTTGATGCACCACATAACCGCCAAGTTGCGCGGACGGGTAGAGCCAATTACTGCCGTTGTCGCGGCGATGGCAGACGTTCCGGTGCCGCTAACAACCAGATTGGGCGGATAGTCGGTCAGCGTTACCGGGTCCATACCGTAACTTGAGATAGGCGCTGCCGCTGTGCCGCCAAGGCCAACGACCACGAGGCCATCGCCGGAACCTGTCGTGTCGGCACCGGTCATTGTGCCTTTCTGCCAACTACCTATCGCTCGGCCAGCGTCGACGCCACGGCCATGGTCCCAGCCCCGCAGGAACTCGCCGCGCGACTCAGGTAGGCGGAAATTGCCCGCGCCTTCGCCGCCCGTGTTGAACGTAGTCCCCAGGTAGGCGGCCAGGTCCGGATAGACCGCAATGCTCTGCACACTGCCATCCAGCTCAAGATAGCCCGGCGGAACAACGCCCTTCGGTACCGGCAGCATGGAACCGACGGGCAAGGCGCCCGCGGTGAGCAGCAGCGCGTTAAGTTCCGTCTTGGTGTAGCTGTCCGCCACCCTGAACGACTTGAACGCCAGGAAGTCCATGCGGTCGTCAAGGTTCATGGCAATGGCCGTGGTCACCTTCGAACCGTCTACGGCCGACGTGACACCGTCGATTTCGCGACCGTTGCGCAGAGCAATGACGTTGCCAGGGACGTGCGGAAAGATGAATTCGTTCTGAGCAACGCCTGCTACGAACGAAAAGCGCTCAAAGGCCTTGCCGCCGCCCACGCCGCCGCCCAGCTGGAAGAACGTACCGTCATAGTTGAGGTCGTACAGCGAGCCGGCTTTGATGTCGCCCGGATCAAGCGGTACCAGGCCGGTATCGCCTCCGCGCTTCACGGCAATCGGGCCGAGGCCTTCGACATTGACTGTTACGGCGGTGGTGTTGGTTAGTGCGGCCAGGAACTGGAAGCGCTGAAACTTCGCGTAGGCGGGCAACACGGACTCAGGTGCATCCAGGGCCAGCAGCAACGCATTGGCTGTACTGCCAACGGAATGCACAAGCCCCATGAGAGGGCCGGCATCCTTCGCCACGTCTTCGCGCAGCAGATACTGAGGGTGAGCGTTGCTTGCGCCCTCATGCTCAGTCAGAGCCGCCAGCGCGGCGCTTTCGTCTGGATCGGTGACAATGGTGATGCTGCCAGCGGGAACCTGAGCAAACGCCAGATCACAGAACAGCACGTAGGGAACGCCATCGGTCTTGTAGGTTGCAACGACAGTAGGATCGGGATCAGACCAGACGAACACCAGAACATCGCCCGCCCAAAAACCAATCTCGGCAATGGGCACGACACCGACGTCTTCCTTCCACGCAGCACTGAGGCGCAATTGATACAGCGTTGGGCGACTGCCACCCGCGAACGGAACACGACTGCCCACCGGATCGACCAGCGCCAGCTCTTCCCCGTCCGGTTCGTAATGCGCGCGGCCGAACGATACGCCGTCGATGATCAGTTCAAGCCCGGTGTTGCTGGCGTTGATCGCGGCCGCTTGGCCCGCCAACGTCAGCGTGGGATTGATAATTACAGGATTTGCCATAAAGCCCCCGGCGTGATTTATGGCAAAGCTTACGGTCGAAAAAACGCCCTATTTTTGGAAGGTTTGCATGTCTAAACGCTTAATCGAGCTGAACGTAACGCTGGTACCGCCGGACTTGATCGCCGGGCCGACCGTGACCGAACTTTCAATGACGGGCTGGTGATAGATCGCGGTACCGGTGATACGCCCCACGTTGAAGCCGTAGGCCACAAAACCCAGGTAAGTATTAACGGCGACCTTCTTGGCCGCGCGCAGCTCCAGAACGAAGCGGGCGGCCAATGCAGTCTTGGCGGCCTTTAGGATGCGCTCCGGAACAATCTCGGTTTCGATGTCCACGCGCAGGCGACTGGTCAGGAAGTAATCCGCCTCAAGCTCGCCGGCGAGCTGCATTTCTGCCGCGGTCATCACGTCTACCGGGTAGGTGCCGGCTTTCTTGCACCAGAGCTGATCGATGGTGAACACCGGGCCAAACAGCGTGTTGAGATAGGCCGCCAGAAACGTCGTGCCGCGCTGCGGGTTGCGGTAGCGCCAGGCATGGAACAGGTGGCGGATCTGGTCCATGGTGGTGGTGCGCAGGACGGCCAGGCCATCCCCGGTCAAACCGCGTTCAACCAACGAGTCAGGCCCAATATGCGGCATGCCGTACAGCGCCACCTCGCTGACTTGATCGTCTACGTGTTGCTTGTACAGGCTGAGGAACAGCGCTTTGAACTCGCTTTCCACCTCGTCGAACTCAGCACTGCGAACAAGTGGTAGCAGCTCCATATCAGTCCGCCTCGCGGATGTTGATCACCAGGCTTTCGGGCGTGATGTAGCGGTAGTGTTCGGGCAATACGTCGTCATCATCCCCAATACTGTCGACCGTCAGGTTACCCAGGCGCGCAGAGAGTGCCGTCACGTTGTTGTCGACCATCAGCGCGTACACGTCTTTTTCCAGAATCTGCGCCTCGCCCCGTTTGGCCCAGGCCGAGTCCTCGCCGTATTGGCCGAGCAGGATCGTGCTTACTTGCTGCTCGACGGCGCCGGAGTCATAGACCGATGGAATGGTGAGGGTGACCACCATGGGCACCACGACATCGATCACGGGCACGTACTTGATCTTGTAGCTGTTATCGGCGCGCTGAATCGCCGCCGTGATTTGCGATTGCAGCACCGGCTGTGTGGTGCCGGCCTTGCGCGCCGCCACAAACAGCGTGTTGATGTTGTCCACGCTGGCGCCGCGAACCGCTTCCTCCTTGGCTTCGTTCCAGATACTGAGGAACGTCACCGGGGACACCGCCTTGCGCACCACAAAATCGAAGTTGGAGCCGAACACGGCGCTGTCGTCGTAAATGCCGGGGTAGGAACACACCTCGCGCATAGTCGTGATGTCCATCGGGTTGGCGCCGGCCTGGCTGACCTCTGACAGTTCCATGGCCAACAGCGCATCACTCGCGCCACCGGTGTACTCAAAATAGAACTTCATGCCGGTGGAGAGCGTCACAGCGCCCTCTGTGTCCTGCACGGTGATTTTGATCTGCGCGCCCACGGCCGGCTGATAACCGGACAGCCCGGCAATGCCGAATTGCAGGCTCAGCTCGCTGACTTCGTTGGACTTGATGTTGTAAACCCGTTCGCCGTCCAGGATGTTGGCGAAGTTGGTGGAGTACTCGAAAGTGTCCACCAGCACGTTGGCAATAAACCCCACCTCGGGCTGGCTGAGGGGAATCGAGTAGAACGGAATGAACGCGGTCACCTGGTGCGTGAAGCGGCGAGCGCTGACTTGCTTGGCCGTCAGGTAACCGATAGCGCCGGCGGCCAGGTTCACGCCCGACGTAACCAACCAATAGCGCCCAGCCGCATCCTGGAGCACTCGCCCCGCCAGCACTTGGACCGGCACCAGGGCGCCGTTCGTAACCTTGATGGCGGCGATGGCGGGCGTAGCGAAGGGCAAGATGCCTTTAACGGCCGCATCACTGCGTACCGTCACGTCGCGGGCCTTGGTGAAGGGCTCGCCGGCGGTCACCTCCACCTGGTTGCTCACGTCCGCCAGCATGGCCGCCATCGACGCGAGCCCCTGCGTAATCAGCGGATCACCAATCTGGTACCGCATGGCGATAGTGGGGTAGCTGGCGATTTCATTAATCGCGCTTTGAATGAAGTCGTCTTTAGTAACTGCCACGTTTCACGTCCCCCAGGTCCGCCAGACTCACGTAGGAGCCGTTGATATCGATATAGATGGTCTTTCGGTCAAGCCCATCGTTGTCTGTGTACATGTTGATCGTGCCCGGTGGCAGCGCAGCGATAACGGGAATGTCTTCGCGCATCTTGGCCAGGTAGGCGTCGGCAATGGGCGAACTGAGGGGCTTTTGCAGCAAGTCCTCGGTCGGCGCGCCATAGGTCGATCCGTAGTACTTGTTCGGCTGGGTACCCACCCAATGGGCAATCATTCGAAAGAGCAGGTCCGTGTTGAGCATGTCGTCTGCCATAGGGCACCGGTAGCGGTTTATTGATTACATGATGACAAACAAAAACCGCCCTATTGCGGGGCGGTTTGCAGTGAACTGGCGGGCTACTTGTTCCCCATTCCCATGCCACCACTGGCGACGTGGGCAATCTGCCTGTCTTCCAAGTTCTGGCTGAGCGGTACCGACATCTGAATAGCGGGGGAGGCCGCGGCCTTGCCTGGTGTCAGGAGGGGCTTTTCAACGGCTGGCGTTGGCGGGATCTTGGTCAGGGACGCGTCCGGCGCCGGCGGCGAGTAGCTGGGGGCGACCATCATGCCGGCATTGATCGGCCTGACGGACGCCATGCCCGTGGTCGGCACGGCCGGCGCCATAACACCCACTGTCTGAGCGCCAGGCATGGCCGGGGCCATTGCGCCACGCGGGCCAATCGGCATCACCCCTATGGCCGCGGTACCCCTTACCGCTGACATGGTACTGGCCAGCGCGGCGTTAGCACCCTCGGGGGCTTGCACCTTGCCCTGATCGGCGCGGCGGGTTGGCGTCAAGTCGCCGGCCTTGGCCTGATCCAGGTAGCCGTCATACTTGCTTTTCACGTCCTCCAGGCCGTTGGTGCCGCCGTTGGTGAGCTTGCGGGCGCGGTCCTGGTCGCCGGCCATGGCCGCCTTGTCGGCGCCGGAGCCTTTCCAATGCTGCACGGCAATCTGCGCCGAATACTTGGGATCCATGGCCAGATCCGGGTTGTTCACCAGGTCGACGCCCAGCTTCTTGCCCATGTCCGCATACTGCGCTTTGCCGGTGAGCTGGATGTCGCCACGCCCACGGTACTTGTACCCGTCACCCGCGTCGGTGTTGCCCATGCGCCCGCCATAGACCTTGTTGGCGATGGCTTCCGGGTTGTTGGCGTCTGCGCGAGCCGCCTCGGGGGTGCTGTAGTACTTGGGGAATACCTCCTGTAGGCGCTTGGCGCTGTAATTCAGGTTTTCCTCATTCTTCTTGAACCCGCCCGTCTCGACGTCGACGTTGGACATGAGCATGGCTTTCGACTTCGGATCGGTGATCCCGCCGGCGTCCATTGCCTTAATCAGCTCATCCTTGCGCGCATTGGAGCCGCCCGTGTAGCTGCCACCGGTGGCCTTGTTGAGCAGGTTCTGGCCGGCATCCTTCACCGACGTGGCTTTATCGCCCACGTAGTCCGTGGCGGTCTGCAACTTGTCGGCTACGGTGTCCTTGAGGCCCAAGACGGCTTCCGTGGCCGCCTTCCAAGTGTCCTTGGCCCAATCGCTCATGCTGGTGAAGAGTTTCGCGCCAGTGTCTACCAGCCCCTTCCAGCCCTCTTTTATCGAGTCAAACGCCCCCGTGGCCGCCTTAAGGGTGCCGTCTTTGAGGCTGGTGAACGCATCGCCAATTTTGCCGGGGAGTGAGCCCAGGTCGACGGTGGCCAGCCATTCGCCCACCATGGTGCCCAGTTGGTCGCCAATCATCGCGCCGGCAATGGCGCCCGCTGGCCCGCCCAACATCCCCACCGCACCACCGATCACGCCACCGATGCCGCTGCCTACACCGCCATAACGCTCCTTCTTGTTCTCATCAGCCGACAGATTGGGATCGTCGGATGCCATAGCCGAACTGGCAGCCATGCCCAAGCCCAGCGCCGCGCCGAGGAATGGAATCCGCTTGAGCAGCCCTTTGCCAAAGCCAGCGGCCTTGCCCAGTATGCCCTTGCCGCCGGCCTTCGCTGCTGCCTTGGCCGCCGCCGCTTCGGCTTTTGTGCCGGTTGTCGCAGCGCCAGCGGTACCGCCTGCCGTGCCCGGTTTTCTCTTCCCACCGGCTGCGCCTGCATCAAGCCGACTATTTGCGCCTCGCGCACCTCTTGAGCCCGCGCGACCGCCCCCTGCAAGCCCGCCCAAGAGCTTGCCCAGCGAACCCATGCCGAGCAGTCGCCCCAGCGCCTTGATAGGCGCCAGCAGCATGCCCAGCATCGACAGCAAGGCCGTCATGATCAGCCCCATGCCACCGCCACCGGCCGCCGGGTTTTTGACCGCGCTCCAGATGCGGCGGTACCAGGTCACATTTTCGCGCTGATTCTTCTGCTCAGGGGTTTTGCCCCGACCGAACAGTCGCCCCATGGGCTTAAGCATGCTCGACAGTGGGGAGAATATGCCGCTGATTTCCTTGACGGCCTGGACAGTGGGGTCCATGCCTTCGGCGCCGGACGCTATGGAGTGGCCGGCACCTTTCAGGGAGTCCCCGACGTTGTGCATGGCCGCCGAGACGCGCCCGCCCTCACTGCTGCGCGATGGGCTAGCGTCTGAGGCGGGCGTCTTGGGGCGCCATCGGCCGTTCTCATCCCGGCCACGACTCGACGTGGACGATGGGGCGCCCGACGGACTGGAAGAGGGATCACGCGGCGCTACGGGCGCTCGTGGCGCGGCAGCTGGGGCGCGCTGCTGGGGCGCGCGCTGATTGGGCGGCGCCGCTGGCGCAGGGCTGGACAGCGAGCGCGCCATTTTGGTCAGCGTTTTGAGGGTCGCGGTCGTGTCCGAGTGGATCGCCTTAAGCACCTCGATTTCGCTGGCGATCCGGCTGAGCGATTCAGCGGCCTTCCCGGTAAGGAAGCCGTCCGGACCAGAGGGAAGGTTGGCCACTTACACCCCCCCAATCACTTTGCGCACCATGTCGATGCTCTTGGCCAGGACGCCGGATTTCTTGTCGGCTTCCACTTGTTCGGGCGCAGGCTCCAGTTCTGGCAGAACAGCGGACATGAAACGATCCGCGCTGTCGAGCATGGCCGCCGCACGACTGGGCAGGAACTCCGAACCGCGTTGCAGTGTGGTCGGATCGAGACTGTCGAGCATGGCGCCGGTACCGGCCTTCTGTAGGCGCAGCATCAGGCGTGCATTGAGGTCTACCAGGTCATCGTTAACCTTGCACTGGTGCAGGTAGGCCTCGCTGATCCCGGCCGCGGTAGCGTCGTTCTCAGCCATGATCGCGTCTACGCTGTCCATCATGGCGGCGCACTCGCCCGCAAAGCCCAGCGACTCGATGGCGCCCGGCTCGACGCTATCCAGCATCGCGGTATAGCCCTTGTTGGTGTTGTAGTTCGGTGTCCTGACGAAATCCATGCCGTGATAGGTCTTGGGCGTGCGCTTGCCGTTCTCTTCGGGCGCATGGAACACCGAACTGAAACCGTAGGCCTTGCTGTCGTACAGGCGGCCAGCAATACGGCCGGGCGCATTGTTCAAAAACTCCTGTTCGTGCTCTACGGTGCCGTCAGGCAGGCACTTGATAAACACCGTGCGCACGCTGGGCTCAAGCACCACCACTTTGCCGCCCTCGATCACCGTTTCAGGCACATTCAGGCCGTATTTCTCGCGGAACGTGTGCCCGAAGTAACCGTACACATCACCCTGGCGCACCAGCTCCTGTACCGCCGGGCCATTGATCAAGCGCATGGCCGCGGCAATGTCGACGTCACGATCCTGGCCGTTAAAGTCTCGGCCACGGTCGTTCAAGTTGTAGCTGATAACCCCTGTGCGCTTACGCATGATCATTCCTCTCTCTCTGTAGTGCCGTTCGGCAGTAGCGGTTGCGGGTTGTCATCACCACCGCCGAAGCCACCGCCCATATCAGGCGCTGGCGGTTTTGCATCCTTGATCCCTTTGGCGAACACCTTGGCCTTGTCGGCGTCGATTTCCATCATTGAGGCCAGGAACTGCTCGCAAACGTCTTGCGGCAGGCCCATGGTTCGCATGCCATCCATAGCCTGGAGCAGCATGGCGCCGGCATTGATCGATCGTTCTCGGCTGGCCTGTTTCTCAGCCTCAAGCGCCGCAATGGAGCCGAAGAAATTCACGTCATAGGGGCGTTCATCGTCCGCCCAACACTTGCCGGTCTTGGCCAGCATGTGGCGGTCGATGGTGTCGTTCACCGTCTGCATAAAGGCGGTGCGGATGATTCGGGAGCGCTCAGCGGCCTGGCTGCTGGTGCGGTTAAAGCCACCCTCACCCAGGCCCCCGGTCATTTGGTCAGCGAAGCCCACCATCGACAGGTCAATGCCCAGCGTGCCCGCCAGCTTGCGGGCGCAGAACATCACGTCTTCGATGTTGGCGCCGGCGCCGGAGTTGGAGCCGCCCTGAAACGAGCTGATTTGCGTCAGCTGCTTTTCATTGAAGGTCGGCATGACGTGGAAGTTGCGCGAGGTGGCGTATTGGCCCGTGCGCACGGCATCCTCTGCGCGGGTTTTCATGCTGATAAGCATCTTTTCCAGCGAGTCCATGAACAGCTTTTGTTGCGCCGCCGTCATGTCGGAGAGGTTGGCGCCGATCATGGTTTCGTCAATCGATCCGGCGATACGCTGGCCGATCATCCCGCGCAGGGCGGACATAAGGTTGTCGTAGTCCACCTCGGCCGCTTCCAGGAACGAACCGCCCACCAGCGCCGGCAATGGCCGCATATCGCGCGGCTGAGTGGCTTCCAGGTTGATCTTTTGGGCGTTCTCGATGGCGCGCATCTGTGGCAGGTACACCATGCGCGGCATGCGCATACGCACCATGTCCAGGTGATTGAAGCGGCTTTGCAGCTTCGACCCGAGACTGACGATGTAGCCCACGGTCTGGCCAATCTCTTCATAGGCCTGCACCAGGGGCGCAAACGGCTGCTCGCTGTCGAAGGCAAACATCCCCTCGCCCTTTTGGGTGTAGAGCCGGGCGTAGGCATCCCCGAAGGCACAGGCGGTGAAGCACATGCCGTGCGCGTGCTTGTTGAGGATCTTGGCGATAAATTGCAGTTCGTCGACGGCCTTCTTGTCCGCCGCCGAGATACCGGGCTTGGGTTCGATAAAGATCGTTTCCCCGGTCGTCTCGTGGCCGCCCAGCGCCATCTGGACGTGTAAGCGCAGGATGGTGCTGATCAGCCCGTCCTGAATCATGTAATGCCACTTCTGATAGATCGCAGAACGGGACCGGGCGGGGCGATCACTCGACCCCAACAGCATTTCAATGCCGACGTAATCAGCGTCGAAGGTGCTGATGCCTTCCATTCGGTTTTCGGGCGCCGTGCTCACCTCGCCCAGCAAAAGCTTGGTGGTGTCGCTAAGCGACCCCAGCCAGCTCTTTTTCGGTTTCTTTTCGTCGGCCATTGTCTGTACGCATTAGTCCCATTTACCGGTCAGCGTACAGGCGGTTTTGAGCCCTTCCGGGCGGGGCTTTGCACCATATGGAGGACGGGCGCGCTATGGTTCCAGATCCCCGGTCGCCTCTTCATCCGGGCGCGGATTAACCAGGTACTTGCGGGTATACGGCGGGATGTTCACGTTACCGGTCACGTCAACAATCTCGTAGTTGATGATCAGGCCGTCCCCCATCAGTAAGGCCACCAGCATGCGCTTGGCCGGCTGCACGTAGCCTTCGGCACCCGGATCAAGGATTGGCTCGATAGACGCCTCTGTCACGCCCTCGGGGTAGTTGAGGCGCCCATCATCGTCGGCCGTGTTGCCCAGCGGCGCGGCAAAGCCTTGGGCAAAGTGAATCTTGGCATCGCAGGCGTACACCCACGAATAGTTCACCTCATCCTCATCGCTCATGACGCCAGCGCCGCCCAGCGTGGGATAGCCGTCATAGCTGGTGCTGTCTGACTCCCGGTCGACTCGCTTGGTGAACAGCACACACTCGATAGCGTTGGGCTCGCGCAGGGTGCGCTGGCGGTTGGCCTTGTTGATTGCAATAGCGACGTTGTTGAGCATGTCTTAACCCTGTGCGTTGTCGGCGGCGGTGATGGCGATACGTGCGGCCTGTTCGGAGTAGCCCAGCTTCATCATGGCCTTGATTTTCTTGTCCAGTGGCACCGGCTTGTTGACCTTGGTGGCGTGCGTTCTGCGCAGCTCGTCATTCGCCGCCTTGACCCTGGCCGCCTCTACGGCTTTGCGTTGCTGCGCGGGCTGTGCGGCACGCTCCAGGCGCTTCTCTTCGGAGGTCTTGACGGTGCGCGCCCGGCGGCGAGCGTTGGTGGCGTTGTCAATAAACGCCTGCTGCTCTTTCACCGTCATGATTTGCTGTTTGCCGCTCAGCGTTTTACGTCCGTGCTCGATCATCTTCCGGGCGTAGTTGTTGAACGTCCCTGAATGCCCCAGCGTGGCCATAACCCGGATGACGTGCTTGCAGGCAACACCGTACAGCTTGGGGTTGCGGATGCGCGGAAAACCATCCTCAGCGCGGCCGTAGTTGAAGTTGCCAATGCTGGCGATGTAGCGAAACCAGAACGTGTGCCGGTTGCAGCTACAGTCGTATTTGATCTTGCCGCGCGCCAGCGACTTGGCCGCCTCGGGCGCCGGCTGACCACTCGATAGGGCCGCGTCATAGCTAAGGAACTGCACCATCACCGTGTGGCGCGATACGTCGGAGTTGGGGCCGGAGTTGGTCTGGAACTGCACCACGCCCGCGCGATTGCTCATCGGTACCGCGAAATGGATCTGCTTGTTGGCGCGCTCCCGGTCCTGGGGCGTGGACAGGTCGATCACCTTCTTGACCAGGATCCCGCCGGACGCCTGCTTGCTGTGCTGGCCGTGCATCCGCTGAATGTCTTTGACCGCGGCCTTGAACGCCAGGATGTCGTCAAAGGTGAGCATGCGGGGCTTGCCGTCAATCGACGTGAACAGCCCGCGCTTTGGTTCGTACAGCCCGCCCATGTCGTCGGCGGACAGGATCTTGGCCTGGTCCCCGAGACGGCGCTTTAGATCGAACTCAAACGCCTCACGGGCTTCCTTGCCGGCCTTGCGCGCGTCCTGCACCACATCCGGCCGGCCCTGGTCCTTGGCCGCCATTAGCGAACAGTCCTAACCGCTGTGGTGATCCCGCACTTCTCTTTCAGATAGCGCAGGTAGGCAATCGTCGGCAGCACCAGGTCTTGCTCGACCAGCGGGGAGTCGACATTGGGCAGGCCCGCCGCGGCAAGGATCGTGCGCGTTTCTGTCGCATCACCAAACGCCCGCCGCGCCACCGCCGACAGGTTGTGTCGGTCACTGGGAACGGTGCGGATCACTTGGCAGTTGGCGGAATAGGTCGGCTCAGTGGTGGCAAACTTGCGCACCTCCCGATAAAACCGCGACTCTTCGATCATGTCCACGCACCCCATTGATAGCCAGGGCGGTAGTGTCACATGCAGGGGAAAGGGGATTGGCCGGCGCTTTGCACGCCAGCGCCTTACTCGGTGGTCAGCTGGTGGCGCAGCGCCTTGGCTTCACGCGCCAGCAACTTGGAATGCTCCATCGCTTCAATGCTTTTTGTCTCCAGCGCCACCAGGACGGTAGGCAGCTGTCTCGGCGGTACGTCCTTTTCCCAGCAATAAACGGTTTGGTAGGCCAGCCCCAGCGCCTCCGCTACCGCCTTCTTGTTGCCGAGTAGTTCAACCAATCGTGCTACTTCCATCGTGCCACCCTGAATTTAGAGTCTGGTGCTTATAAGATTTATTCAGCATACCAGAAAAGCAAAGCCCGCTTTGTGGGCGGGCTTCGGGAGCGTTGTGGGCTATTCCGCTGGGTCGTCTTCGGGCTCTTCACTCACCGTCAGCGCCAGGGGGAAATTTCCGAACATATCGCGAACCACCAACAGGCCCGCCCGCATCCCCTTGGCAAACTCTTCACTGATGGCCACGGGCTCGGTACCGGCGCCGAACGCTATGTGCTGGCCCGGTCTGGCGTGATCCATCAGCAGCTCGACTTGCTTCATACGGTTAGCGTGCCAGCCTTCCAGGAAGCGCACCCCCTCGACCGAATTAGGCAAATGGACCACGCACTTGATCAGCGCCCGGAACTCTTCGGCGGCCAGCTCGTAGTCATCCTGCGCGGCCTCACTGACAAAGGGGTGATCGACCTTACTGAATTGCTCGCTCAATGCCTTCTGACGGTCCATCACCTGGGCAATGATGCGCTCACGGGCCTGCTCAAGCGTTTCGGTGGGTGCGGGCGATATAAGACCGGACAAGTCCGGGGTTGTGTCTTCAAAGCTCATCTGGCGATTTATCCATGGGGTAAGTGGGGGAGCGTTCGCGCCTAAGGTTGTGCTCGATCAGCTCGACAATGGTGCTCACGCAGTTGCGGCGCGCCAGCCTGTACTCGCCGGCCGTCGTCACCACGGTGATAGCGATGTTGCTGCCCTTGCGCGTGCGAATCAGCCCGGTGACGTGGGAGCGCTTGACCAGCACCCCACGATTCAACCGGATCAGGTCGGGCAACACCGACTCGATAGACTTAAGGGTCACGCCATCCGACAACAACCACTCGCGCCCATCCGGGGTGACGCCTATCACATACTTGCTGTCTGCCTTGAACCCGGCGAAATCGCGGGCCTTGATGTAATGAAATTGCCCATCCCTGTACGCCTTCAAGATCATCCGGTTTCCATCCTTATCGTTTTACTGGTTTGGGGCAAAAAAGGGATCCAAAAAGTATCCCTATACATTCTTTCGGTTAAAAAACGGCTTTTGTGGTGCTAAAACGCCACTCTATCGCATTTCATGATTCTGACTTAATCACGTCATGCAGTGGGATCAGCCCCACCGTATCGGGCAGGCGGACCACCTTCAAGGCGCCGCCCTCACAGAAGCCCTGCATCAGGCGCAGCAAGGCCGGCTTGTACTCCGATGGGATCACTACTTGGCATAGTGCGCCGTCGACACTGACAACCACCTGAACAAGCTCCACGTCACTCATGGGCGCCACCACTCGACTTGCTATAAGCGCCTGGGTACATCTGCGGAGCCATGATTGGGCCGAACATGGCCTCTGTGCTCTTTCGCACTACTGCATTGAATTCGGCGCTGGCTGGCATGCTCAGCGGCAAGCGCTCCAGGTTGATCATTCGTCGTGCGCTCGCCATCGCCTCCAGAATCTGCTCTTCGCTGAGGTCGAGCCCCATCGTCATCCGTTCAATGTCGGCGCGCACCACGCCTGTCTTGGCGATATCGGCATCTATGGTCGCGTCCCAGTGCTCAGGCTTCACGTTCGTATCCAGCTGCGCAATAAGGCCGCCATCCTCCCACGTAGCTTTTAGGTGCTGGTACCGGGCGGCGTTCGGTTTGGCCAGCGCCAGCTCTTCGCGCGCCTTCTTAAGGTCGAACTCCAGGTACGACACCCACTCATGCGCACCGTGCAACCGATCGATCTTGTCGCACACCTCGGTATCAGCACACAGCAGCTTGCGCAGCGCGTCCACGTCCCAATAGCTGCTGTAGTCGCCAGCGTCACCGTTCGCTGAGCTGCCTATGCACTTATCAAGGCCATCCTCAGGGCAAAGGCTGCTCAGCATCGTGACGGCCTCGGCCCGGCCCTGTGCGCGGGCTCGGCGGATCACAGCCTGAATTGATTTGCTCTTTTTCATGCGTTGGCGTCCTTTGCGGCGCGTTTCAGCTGTTCGGTGAGCTGGGTTGGCAGGCCGCTCAGTGTCAGCGTGCCGCCCTCTTGGTCAAACGCGACCTTAGAGCCCAGCAGATGCGAATCAAAGCTGATCGACATGCCATCTGTGCGCCCGGTGAAGCGGCGGAACTGATTCAGAACGCGTTTATCGGCCGGGATTTCAGGAGACAGGCCGTAGTCCTTGGCCCGGATGTGATCATAGAAGGCTTTCGGGCGCTCTTCGTCGATCAGCTCCGACAGCTCTTCAAGATTCATCGACTCGCCCCGCTTGGTCTGGCTGCTGGCGTAATCGATCAGTGCCTTGGTGCGCTCACGGGTGGACTCTTCTGGCAGATCCTCGCTTTCAACGAAGTCACTGAACGCCTTGAGCAAGGTCCGGGTTTCGCCGGCGCCGTCGACGCCTTCCTGCACACCAACGAAGTCGCGGAAATACTCGCTGGCCCGCTTGCCGTTCTTACCCTTGAGATAAGAGACGTATTGCTTGGACGCGGAATTACTCGCCCACTCCGACAGGTTGATACGCGCGGCCAGGCGCAGGTGGTCCAGGTCCAGGCGCTTGCCTCTGATCAGGTCCAGCTCTTCGGTCATTGTCAGCGCTTCGGTTTCCTGCACCAGGGCGATGACCAGGTAGTCGGTCATACCTTGACGGTAGTGGCAGAAGAGCGCGTGGCCGCCCGTGGTCAGATTCGATTCTTCCATGAGCCTGGTCAGGTGTTCGACGGCGATGGTGCTGAACGTCAGGAAGTCAGACGCGCCAGCCAGGTACGTCGTGAGCCATCCGCGCAGTGGGTGCGCCCCGGACTCCGGGTGAAAGAAACCCCAAGCCTTGCCGGTAGTGGCGTTGTAGCTGTCGTTGAACTGACTCATCAGCTCATCGCGGGCCATGCTCTCGACCTGCTCGGAACGGCCAAGGTGCAGCACGGCCGGGGTGCCGTCTGGCTTCTTGTCGATCTTGTGAATAGCGCTATGGAGTACAGGCACGGTGATGTTCCTCGGGTTTATGGGTTGGGGTTGAAAGGGTGTTTACCGGCGCAGCTCGTGCGCCAGCATGAAAGCCATCTTTACGAGCAGGTAGGCCCAGTACAGCGGCCACAGCGCGAGACGGCGGTACAGGAAACGCACTTTGCTGGGCGCGTCCATGCTCATGAGGGTGATGGAGCTGCCAGCCAGGTAGCAGATCACCAGCGCGGCCAGTGCTCCGTCACTCATGGCCGACGCCCCGCTCTAACGTCTGGGGCTTCACAAGCGGTATCTGGATGGGCTTTGGTGCCTATCCATTCGCAATAGCAGGTCTTGCATCGAAACTCTTCGCCGCTCTCCCTGCTCATTGCCTTATCAAGGATCGAATCGCCAACACTGCCGTCCGAATAACCAAGGAAATGGGCCGCCGTCGTTTCGTCCTTGTCGCGCAACCACAGATAGCGGCAGGCGTTGGCGCTCAAACCCTCAAGCCCTAGGAACTCATCAGCGCCAACCCAGCCGATAACGTTTCCGGTTGAAAGCGCATCGCAGGCGAACATAAGGCGACTGGCCGTGGTCAGCTCAAGCCAGCGCCCACAGCGGTGGCCAGGGTGCTGACCATTCCCCACGTTGCCGGCATCGCGCAGCACCACCACTTGGGCGTCCTCTGGCGGCATTTCCTTCGGGGAGCGCCAGAAGCCAGCAAGCCGCGCATCCAGCGGACTGGATTGCAGTGCGGCAACCTGTTCGCGCAGACGGACGTTCTCGGCCTTCAAAGCCGTGGCTTGCTGACCAAACACCAGGTACTCACTGCGCAGCTGCGCCAGCCATGCGCTGCTGACTTGCTCAGTGCTGGGGCATCCGCCGTGCGGCGAGCACATACCCGGTGTCTTGCAGGGCGTCATGCTCTTACGGCACACAAAATCACTCATAAGTTTTGTTCCGAATATGTGGGGCGGGCGCCAGCATATCAGCGGATTACGCATTATCAAAACATTGTTTGTTACGTGATGCCCGCCAGCGCCTCGCGAGCCGCATCAAGTGCGGCCTGGCGCCTGTCTGTGCTGAGGCTGACGGCCTCGCCTTGCGCTGGCACGTAGTCCGCAGATTCCAGAAACGCCATGGCGAGCGTGTCCAAAAGGTCGGGGGATGGCAGACCCTCGGCGGCCATGTCCTGCTTGCGGGCGATGTGATATCGCCCCAGCTCGTCCAGGAAGTAAGGAATACGGCTGCCCTGGTCGATCAGATCCTTTTTGTACTGGCTCGACAGACGTACCACGCCGTCCTTGATCGCCTCAACCAGGTGCACGGTGCTTTGCGCCCGCTGATTGAGGAATCGCTTGCGGTATTCGTTGCTGAACGGCAATTCACCCCAGCGACAGCCCTTGGCATGGATACCGCCGCCCGACAGCTCTATCAGCCGCTTGAGGAACTGGTTACCCATGCCGTTGGTGTCGACGATGATCGTTACGTTGGAGAACTGCGCCGCGTAGTCCAGCACCTTCACCGCCACCGGTGTCCAGTCTTCGGTGTTGGTGTAGACCGGTACCGCCACTACCTCAATCCGGCGCCGGTCTGCGCTCATGCGGTCGCCGTTGCCGATCACCTTCATATGGGTGGCCACGGTCTTGTCTCGCCCTACGCCCGCCGCCACGTCGACGATGATCAGGTGACCATAGGCTTCGCCCGGCAGAATGACGTTCGGGCCTTCAATGACGCGCTCAAGGGCTGCCTGGCTGAGCAGGTACTTGCTTGAGTTGGTCGGGAACATGCCCCGGACCTTGATCTGGTATTCCATTTCATCGCGCCCACCGTACTGGATGAGCTTTTCCTTGATGAACTCGATACCAACCAGCGTCGACTCTTCGGAGCTGAATGTGAGGCTTGTCCACGCCCCGCCCTGGCGCTTGCTCTTACTGTGGTGCGAGTCACGAAAGAACCCGCTGCTACGGGTAGGCTGGCTGGCCATGATGAAACGGTTACGCGGATCGGTGAGGGCGCCACCGATCACACCAAAGTTTTCGTCCGGGATGCCTGACGCCTCATCCGCCATCCATAAGAGGTAATCACCGTGGGTACCGGCCAGGTTCTCAGGCGAGCCGCGGGGCGCTGTACGGGTCGTGACGTACCAGATAGCCGACTTGGTGTTGATGTAGACCTTTTCGGCCTGGATGGTGATGTATTGCGCAATCCAGGCGTGCGGGCCTTTCTCGATCTGCGCCTTGAGTGTGGTGATTTCCTTCCAGACACCCTCCCGTACCGTCTTGAGCTTTGGCGCGGTGATGTAGGTGTTTGAGTTGCGATAGCAGAGCAGGTGCCAAAGCGCTATAACGCCAAAACTCCTAGTCTTGCCGGTGTTGTGCAGAACGGTGAAGTCATGCCCAAGCAGCCGGTTGTCGCCGTCCAGGGTGAAGCCGTAGTAGTCGCCCTCCCCCAGCGCCTCACAGGAAGCAATCGCGAAGTGCAGCGCGCCAGGCAACCGATCGATCTTGGCCAGCCAGTTGCCGGACTCAAGGCGCACCACACTGGAGTGGTACCCAACCGAACGCGCCAGCCAGCTCACTTGACGGGTGACAGCCTCGCTCCCACTAATGAATTGGGCGCCAGCACGCCCCACCATGCCATCCAGCAGCTCTTGGCGTTGCGCCTGGCCGCTGTACAGGTAATCGGCGGGGATCAGCTCACCAGAAAGCGCCAGCCGCTGGCCCATGACGTATGGAGACACCGACAGGTTGCGCAGTGGGCGCCGGAACGACTTGGCATCGCTTCGATAGGTCGCATACCGGGCCTGCTTGTCCGCCCCCCAGGTCAACCACTGCTCTACGGACGTTTCAATCTCGGCGCCCACGCCCACGTCACCATCGGGCGCGATGGCCACCAGGCAAAGAATGTGTGCTTCGTTGAATGTGTGGCTGGTGCCGTCGGTATAGGTGAACCGGTACATGGCCTGGCGCCCACGCTTAAGCTCCAGGACCGTGGTGGCGTGCGAGCCGTCGGCGCCCATGAGGCGCTGGCCAGACTTCACGTCCTCTACGGCAATCGGCTCACCGCTGGCGAGCATGAGTTTAGTGCCCAGCGCAAAGCAGCCGTGGCCAGACGCCACCGACACCCGGCAGCCATAGGGCGAGGCCTCATCGAACAGTTCTTTCTGCTGGTGCGTTACGGGCTTGCCCACAATGCCCATGCCGCACACTTCGACGGCGAACTTGTACTGTTCGAAGGCATACCGGGCAACAAACGCAGGCCAGCGCGGATCGGCATCGAGCACCAACTGTTTTTCTTTCTTCGCCCTGGCCATGCCATTCCTTAACGCAAAAGGGCCGTATTACCGGCCCTTACACCTTACTGCTTGATTTGATGGCACTTATTGCGTGGTTTGCGCGCCAGCCAAGGCGCAGACGTCCCACTGTCCGCCCTGGTCCTTGCTCAGCTTTCCGCGTGTGTCGGCGGCAAACCCCGATTCCCGCCAAGGTTTGTTGGTGAGCAGCATGCAGGCGCCCGGATCGGTCATCGCCGCGAGCGCCACGCTGAAACACGCATCAGGAATGTCCTCGGCGGCCTCCATCAGCCAGCAAATGTGACCCCCGTAGAACCCGGCCAGACTCTCGGGGCTTCTCTGGTCGGCACAGAGGAACAGGATTTTCGAGCCCGTATACCCGCGCCGCAGATAGATTTGAGTAGCGTCAACACTGATATAGGCGCGCAACCAGCTATGGGCGCCCTCGACCATCCACGTCAGCAACCGCACGTATTGCTGTTTGCGGGCACGCCCACCACCAAAAGGAATGGTCACTAAGGTTCTGGACTCAGGGCGACACAGCAGGCGCCAGATCGCGATAGGCGCCATCGGGCTAATGGCGTCGACACCATTCAAATCGATGTCGGTAGCGATGGACACACGACAGCCAGGGAGCGAGGCGAGGCAGTAGGCGTGGGCGAGCGCTGGCGTTACCTCCATGCCGAGGACATCAGCGGCAAACGCGCAGAGGTCGTTGGCGTAACGAGCGATGAACGCGGGCCACCGGGCATCCTCGTAGAGCGGTGGCAAACTCATCGGGCCGCCTCTTGTGCCTTGATGCGCTCCAGTTCGGAAAAGATCAGTGCGCCCGCCTTGATCAGCGATTCAGTGGGCGGGCACGACTTCATTTTCGAGTTAAACGGCCAGAAGTTGGCCCACCGTAGGGGATACATGCCACCGGCCTGCATCGCGTAGCACGCCGCCGACCGCGCCAGCTCGCCACCGCGGTATTGCGCCAGGTCGCTCTGTATCGAATAGCCCTCTTCCTGGCGCTGGCGCTGGTGCTCAAGCACGACCGCCATCACCTCGGGGCTCACCCCTGGCACGTTGGCGAACATCGGCATAGACGGCTCCCAGCCTTGGGCGCGGCGCTTGGCCCAGCCGGCCGACTCTGGCCCGCTCGGGCGCGTCATGCTCAGCCCCACCGCCTTGCCGTTACGACGATTCACCCACGCCAGCGGACTGACCCCGGTGCTGGTGCGCGGGAATGCCACGCTCATCCAGACCAAGAAGGCCGCTTGCGTGTGGGGGTTGGCGTAATGCTCCCCGGCGTGCTCAAGGTCGGTTATCCCGGCTTCCTTGGCGGCATACTCAAAATCAGCGCGATTCAGAAAAATCATGGCCGCGCCCCCGGCTCAACAAAGATCGGCACGAACTTCAACCGGTCCTCGATCAGCGCCACGTCGTCGGCGGTATACCCACGGGCCAGGCGCCCATTCACCAGCGGCACCAGCAACGTGCGGTGGATCTTGGTCCCCTTCGCCACGTAGTCGCGCAGGCCGCGCAGCACCAGCGCTTCGGAGCCCTTGTAGGGAAACCCCAGCCAGAAGCCGTGGGTGCCCTTGGCGGTGCTGTGCAGGTCGATGGTTGGCGTTTCCGGGTTGTGGTCGCGGAAATGCACGCGGCCGTCGATGGTGAGGCGCAAGCGGCACACGTCCCCCGCTTCGTTCGCCCATGTGTGGTTCCCGACCTTCGATATCTCGATCAACACCGCGTTGGCGTGCTGCAACCGCACCAGGCGGGTGGCGCGATTCAATTCAGTGGCGGCTAACAGGGCTTTCTGTGACTGGCTCATAGGGGGCTCACAGCATTTTCAGTTGAAGTTGGGCGCGGACGCATTCGTGGTGCCCGTGAGGCAGGGCTCTGGTGCCCCGCTCACAGTTCCGACGTTTGCAGTCCTGGCAAAGGGTGAATGGGCCGTGCGCACCTGTGCGCCACACGACCCTGGCCCCGTCGCAGTAACGGCAAACCATTGGTTTGTACTCTCCCGGTTAATCCCCGGCCTTTACGGATCGTGTTGAAAGCATCACGTCCGCGTACTCCCAGCGGCGAATAGCATGGTTCATGAGGTCGTCCTCGGTGTGGAGTGAGCACAAAGGGATGGGCGCATGCAAGGCGAAGTCGTCGCGCAGGTCGCTGAGGTAACTCGACAATGGTGCGGCCTGCTTGGCGAGCGCAGGCATGAAAGCCACACCCTGTGATGACGTGACAACCGATTGTTCTGGCTCTACGGGGCGGATCGGCTCCAATAAGGCAGGCGAGGCAGAAAAGACATTCAGCGGTAAATCAAGCGCTGCACGGGCCACGGCACGCTCAGCAGCTTGGCGGGCTGCACGAACCTCGCCCATCACGCTATCCAATGGCTTCTTGAGGAAGCTGGCCACGAAGGGGCGCAACACGTCCGGCGTTACCGGCGCACCGGCACGACCACGCTCGATTGGCAGCCAGCGCGGCAACTCAGGCAGGCGGACGTGAAAGAACTGCCCAGCGCCCGAATCACGGACTAGCAGGCCGCTTTCTTCCAGGAACACCCGGAAGGCCGGGATCTGCTCGGCATTCAACAGGCCGATATCGTTCACGATGCTTGCACCTGGTGCGGCAACAGGCGAACGACGCTCAACAGCAACTGATTTCTCTACGTGCGGCATGTGTACCTACTCCTGTGACTTAGCCTTGAATGGCGTTAAGTTTTCTTGCCTACCCTGGCGTAATGTCGCCCGCTTCGCGCCCTTCACTGGCAGCGGACAGACCCATATTTGTCCGGTCTTGAACTGGTACAGCTCCCACAGGCCAAGCTTCATCACAACCGTCCCGTCTTCATACGTCTGCCAGGCTCTCCGGCTGACGTGGATCAGGGCGGCGCTCGCTCGCTGGCTTAGGCCCGTGGTAACGCGTGAATGCTTAACATCGGCCGCAGTCGGGCCTGGATGCTTCACGACACAATCCCTATCTTGGCCAGCTCTTCGGCGCGGGCTGACATGGCCTCGCGATTCTTCTGAGTGTTCGCCTCAGCTATCGCCAGGATTTCCTCTAACTTCTCTTCACTGATACCCAGCGTCACTGTTACCGCCGGCTCTACGTTCATGTTGAACAGCTTCGCCAGGGAGTCGCGATAGCCTTTCTGGCTGGCCACCTTCATTTCGGTACCGTCCTTGCCCTCTTTCACGCCCTCGTACAGCGTCAGGGCAGCAGGGGACAGGGTGGAGCTGTCTTTGAACAGTGCGCGGCCTTCGCCTTCGCCGTCGCACTCGGGGCAATCGTAGTTGGGCGACTTCTTGCCGTCGTAGCCCACACCACCCAGCTCGTCGAACTCGCCAATTTCCTTGCCCTCGGCCTTGAGGGCGGTTTTGTCCGCCTCGTACTGCTGGCGGCGGCGCTCCATTTCACTGGGGCGCAGCTGAAACTTGTGATCGATGCCATAGCAATAGCGGCAGCACCGGCGCACGTACTCGACCAGTTCCCGCGGATCGGCAAAGGAGGCGGCGTGGAAGGTGGCGACGATCTGGTTTTGCACATCGGCGGTGCGTGAGAACAGTTCAACCTGTCGAGCGAGCGTATACGGGTGGTTTTTAACCTTAGTTAGCAGTTTGTGGGCACCCACCCGCGCAACGTTGTCGTTCTTGCACTTGTAACCCGCGTCCCGGTAGGACTGAGCCCCGTTGTAGGTGACCAGCCACAGATCCACGAACTTCGCCTGTCGGGCGTCGAGCCCTTGAAACGCAGAGATATCAATGGCTTGCTGGGCCTTAGGGGGGAGCTTTACCGGGTTCTTGATCGCAGTCCTTCCAATCGTGGCCGCACTGCGAGGCTTGCGTTTAGCGGCAGGTTTAGCAGCAGCTTTCACGGGCTTTTTAGTTTCCGTGGTGGCCGGCTTTTTGCTGCTTTGCACCGTGTTGGCATTAGCCGCGCGCGGTTTTGCAGGTTTTCGATCACGCGCCGGAGCCTTGGACGGGGATAAATCATCCCTCGACATCGCAGGTTTATCACTCTCTGGCTTGCGCGGCATCTGTTATCCCTAATGCGTAATATGTTCGCTGTCAGCCGTGGTAACGCGGCCAACTTCTTGCGCTTCACCTTAAAAAAATAGCCCGCAGAGCGGGCCATTCTTTTGGGCGTTGGTCCTGGTAGACCCCCACCACTATCAGCCAACGGGAACGCTACTGATCGGCGCCGCAAAGGTGGTAATACCTTTCTCCCTGTCGGTTATCCATGCCGCGGTGTTTCAGCGCACTGTCTAAGGACGCTATATGCCGAGTGCAAACCGCACACCTGACCACCAACGACGAGCGACCGCATCACATGCCCCTTAAGGAGGCCAAGCTATCCGCGCAGAGCGCAAATTCGAAATGCAGCAGGTAACGCGCTTAGGCGCATGGTCAACCCGCGTTACTGGCGCCTCTACAACCGGTAGGAAGCCCCGGCCATGCTTGCTCACCTTTCGGCCTACTGCATACCGCAGTGCTCTTCACAAAGCGCTCCGGTATGCGTACTCCTTTAGAAACCCGCAAGCCTGATCGAGTTCAAGCTTGCGGGGGTACCACTGCCCCCGTTAACCAGCTGGTCAAGCCAGTGGACGCCACGCAGGGCTATACGCGTCCACCTCTCCAGCCCGTGTATCCACCTTCTAAAACAAAAAGAACTGCTGCACCTTCTCTGCAATCTGGTCCGGCGCGGGATAGAAGGGCTCGTAATCGGCCATGGCTTCCTCGCGCGCTCGGCGGCGTATCTGTTCGGACATACTCACATGCAGCTCACCGACCAAACGGACGAGCTTTGCACCTCCGCGAATCTCTTCGAACTCGGGGGCGTGGGTTTTGACGACGTTTAAAGCGCTGACCAGATCAGTGGCGACGACGGCCAGGCTGGACAACAGGGCGCGATCCAAGCTCAGGGCCTCGATCATTACGGAGTTGCGGCGGGACATGACATCTACGAACTGGCCAAACTGGCCCATTAGGGAGGTACTGATAATTCCCTTTAGAACAGCCTGATTGCCGTCTTCTGGCCGGGCCACAACGTCGTCGTGCATGTCCAACAGGTAATCGGTGGTCACGCCGTACAATTGTGCCATTAAACGAATGTTAGTAAGGCTGGGCAGACGATGGCCATTCTCGTACAGGCTGATCATGGTCATCCCTTCTTGTGCCAGTGCCAGCCCCGCGTCATTCGCGCTCAGTCCGGCAGCCTTGCGCGCCCGGCGCAGCTTGGCACCCATAACGGCCATCAGCTTGGCCTCTTCGGCCCGCCGACGCTCGCTCTTGCCAGCACCAACCCCCAAATCCTCCGACTCACAAAACAGCGAGAGCACCGACGGCTGGGTATCGCCAGGCGCGGCGCCTTCCTGCTCTGTAGTAGCCGCTGCGATTGTTTTGTTCCCATCCATCTAGGCACCCTCCCCGGCACGTCTCAACGTCGGCGATTAGAAAGTATCCCTATACATTTAGCAAGCCAAAAAGGCGCAAGAGCTTAGCTATTGACGCGGGAAAACTGACAACCTATTGCGCCTCGCCCTGTTCTTCGTTGTACAGCTCTATAACGCGGTCCTTGAGCCCGTCAGCATTTGCCGGGTTTTGCTCGACCTCGCGCTGCAACAGGATTCGGCGCCAGCGAAGGTCGGAAATGGTCATTAAAAAACGGGCGTCGTACTCCACCCGCAATGCCAATCCTGTAGGACAATGGCGCTTTTTTGGGGCAAAACAAACAACGCAAAACATGATATGGCTAACGTATCGTTCGTGGGCGGCCAGCACCTCGGGAGGCTGTGGCCCGCTCATTCACCAACCTGCTCAATCAACCACCCGCCGCCGTCCTTCTTGGCCTTGGGGAACACCACACGGAACACAAAGGGGTATTCCTTGGCGGCCACCTTCATCTTGACCTTGGCGTCATCCTCGTAGATGGCCTTCGCCCCCTTCACGTCGTGCATTTCTAGCGCGCCGTCAGCGAGCTGCACCATGAAATCAGGCGTCAGGGTAGTGAGCGGCGCCAGTAACAGCTTCACCGGCTCGAAACGCCACCACACAACCTCCCCGACCAGCTTCAACTCGTCCAGGTGCGCCGCGTACCGGGTTTCGGTGGCGTTCATCACCCCTTTCGGCAAGCGCCCCTTGGCCTGCATACGCTGCTTTGCCGTGGGAGCGGGAACGGTAGCCACCACCGGCTCAGGAATCTGCACAGTCTTGGCCGTGGCCCGGCTCGCCGGCTTCCTGGCCGCAGGTGTCGAGGCAACACCACCCAGCGCACGCCGCGTCATGGCGGCCGGGAGGCTCTTCAAGTGATCGTCGCTTATCCATCTAGTCATGGCCGCATTTTCCCAACAAAAAGGGCGCCAGCTTGGGCGCCCTTTGCATGAATCGATCGGTTACGCGTTCGTGGTGGCTGGCACTAGAGCAGCGAGGGATTCCATAGCCAGCGCGTGGAATTTTTCGAAGAACATCGGCGCAAGCTTGTCGTAGTCTGGCCGCCCCTTGAGCGGGAACCCTATCTGCTCATCCAGGTAGTCGGTAAGCGCTTGGGTGTGTTCATGCAGCGCCAGGTATTCGTCTATGAAGTCGATCCGCGCCTGATCAATATCAACGCCTTTAAACGCTGCAAGGTAGAAGTAGCACAGCTCCAAATGTCGCTGAGCCTTCTCGTGACCATCCTGGCGGCCGTCAGCGTTGGCCATCAAATAGCGGTTGATGGCGAAGCTCAGATGCAGCCAGCAAGCATTTTTGAACAGGTCCATACCTACTCCTTTGGTTTTAATGAGCGGCCAGGCCGACGCGCTCGAAATAGAACACCACCGGCGCCGCCGTCTCGACTACCAGGCCGTAAGCCTTCGCCATGCGGTAGATACCGTGGTACTCGTTAAGGCTGTTCACATGCCCCGCCAGCCACAAACGCCAGCCTTCCAGCTCTTGGCGTCCCTTGCTGAGATTGCAGGGCGCGCATGCCGGCATCATGTTGTCCATGTGATGGTTCTCCGGGCGTTCGGTCGGCTTTTCCACCTGGCGAATGATCGGGTCTACATGGTCCTCATGCCACTTGTTGCCTTCCAGCTCGATCCCGCAGTAGGCGCAATGCCCGCCGAACTTCTCGCGCAGCAACGCCCGCTCGGCCTTCTTGAGTCTCATGGCTGACCAATCGCCCCCGTCGTATCCCGATCTATGCCGGCGGTGACTGGATTAGGCGAAAACATGTCCACCGTCTGCTCACAGCGATACGGTGCGTCAGGATCGAACGGCAGCAGGTCGACGATCTGGCGCTTATCACCCGACGGCAGACCATACGGCTGGGCGTCGTTCCACTGGCCGTTCTCCACCGTATCCAGCTCGGCACGCGTCGTGATTTCGCGGGAGCTGGTGGCCAGCACTGTAGAACCGTTACAAATCTCGACCATATTCAGATCCGCCCACTGCTCAGCTGAGAATTCACTCTCAGCCGCCACTACGGCCGTCACGGTCAGTTCAATTTCGAACACTTTCATTGCATGGCTCTCCCAATCATCGCGGCAGCGTTAACAGAGGCATAACGTCGGGCCATGTTTCGATCACCCCTGTACGCTTCATAAGCCGCCGCGCTCAAGGTCTGCCCCTGGTACTGGATACTCACCTCGCTTTCACCCCATATGACGGACAGCAACAGAGCAGCCTCCAAGCGAGCACAGGCGCCGTCGTCGCTCGTCGGATCCCAGCCGGCCTCTACAGAGACGCTACCGATACCACTGGAGGGCTTGAAACTGCGCTCGACGCTAGGCGACCACCCACCATCCGCGTAATAGGTGCCGCTCGGGCCTTGGCCGATAGCCTTGGCAGCAAAGGTCAACAATTCTTGATTGTGGTTTCTCATGGCATCACCAGGCAGTGAGGGACTTTGACGATATCGCCAAGGTGAGCGGCGACAATGGCGCGGCAGGCGGCTGTAAGGTGGTCCGGGCCTTTCCCTTGGCCGTGGTGCAGGTCGTTATGCGCCAACAGGCACAGGTACCCGTAGTCATAGGCAGCAAAGCACGCCTTGTACTTGTCGATCAGCGGGCCGGCTTGGCTCCAATTGGTGGAGGGCTGGTAAGGCATCGAAAAGTCGCCGCCCACGGTCGGACGATGCAGCAGATCGAACCTCAAACCATTTCCCTCAACAGTCACGCATCCCGATACAGCTATGGCCCAATCAAGCGCAGCCCCTGATAGATCCTTTACAGCGACATCCACAAGCACAGGAACGGTATTCATGATTTCACCTTCACAGTGCCGCCAGCGGCTTCAATCGCTGCCACCGCGTCACTACGCTTAATTTCAATGGGCTCGTCGTTCCACATGCTTCCGCCCTTCGGCAGTTCCACCACCATTGCAGCGCGGGACTGCATCCAGCCCTTCTGGAACGAATCCCAGTCAGCCTGGGCCATTGGATCGATGTAGTTATTGCCCTTCGGTGGCTGGCGGCGATGGTCGCGGGCGCTGGTACGCTCAAACTCTTCGCGAATCTTGTCGGTCATTTCGTCACCGTCCCGCCGGCGGCTTCAATGGCGGATTTAACGTCATCGAAACTGTACAGATCGGTTGCCGGACAGTTGCCGCTCTCGGTGTACCCGCTCATGAACGGCCTCGGCAGGACCACCATAAAGCGGGGCTCCCCGGCGTCGATCAACGCCTTGGTCCGCTCATACATGCGGTCAAGGGTTGGCTGATCGATAGTAATCACCGACACCGGCTCAATGGCAGCCTGGTAGCCAATCCATGCGCCATCTACCCACGGCAGCATGTAACGATCATTGGCGCGGCGCTCAAGGATAGATTTCAATAGCGCGTCACCTGGCTCGTATCCGTAGTGCTTCACAGCCAGCACCAGGCATTTGTCTTCGAAGTCTTTACGGTCGGGCTCGGGCGCCGCGTCCGCTTCAACCAAGTCCGCGGACGCGAGCGATGCCCCTATCTCGGCCAGCGCCAGCACGATGGCCCGACGTGCAGCCTCGTAGTAAGCAGCCACACGATTCGCCCCGACCTCCGCATAAGCCGATGGGTAGAGGTGGCCAGCGTGATCGGTGCAATACGCCGTACCAGCAGGCTCTTGCTCAGTATGGAGATTCAAGCCCTTGAGAACAGCACCGCGCATTGAGTCCCCGTCATCACAGTACGGATTCCAGTAATGACTCTTCCCCAGCTTGGCATAGGGCATAGGGAAGCCATCATCAGGACAGGCTTCGTAGTACATGGCGTGCGACAGTGCGAGCGCCTTCCCTGCAAGCTCAAGCAGCTGCAACTCTTTCGATTTGGTGTATTCGGTCATTTCAGGCGTCCCCAGCGGTCAACTAACGGGTGGCTTTTGGTTGGTTGGCATTCCTGCGGCGGCTTTTTCTGCCCGGCGATTAGCTTGGTGAGAGCGCCAGGCTTTACCGCCTCAAACACGCGGTCGTGAATCTCGGCATACTCTTCGTACAGCACCACTGCGCCGGCGGACGGCCAGGGCTGGGGATAGCCCAAATGCGCGACAGTGCCGACATTCACCCATTCGCCATCTACCTGAGAGCTCAGCGCGACGTGAGGGACCGCCACGTACTTGGTCATTGCGACACCAACACCGCCGGCACTTCCACCGAAGTTCCCAGCTTGGCCAGCACAACAGCACGACACACTGCAATGCGCTTGGTCGATCCAAAGGCCATGTCGCTGTCATGATTCATTGCAAAGTACTGCTTACCCTCAGGGATAGCGTCCCAGCCGTTCACAGGCGCCGCACAGTCACCCAGGCGCTTGATATGAGCGTCCACCAGCTCCCACGCCTGATTACCGTCACTGAGCGGTTGCCATGGCGTGGCGATCCCGTCAGCCATGGACATGTACACGACGGATGGCCGGTTGTTCTCGTCGATGAACGCCGGGCGCAAATAAGCCAGCTTGTAGCCAGGCGCAGGACTGCGCGCTTTGCCTACCGCCCACTCAAGCGCCAGGCCTTCAAGCTTTGCCGTCTCGATAACAACCGTCTTTTCGGCTGTAGCAGTCATGCCGCAACCTCCGTTTCCAGGGTCTTGCGGTACGCCTCACCGGCGGCCACGTCCTCAGCAGTCACGACGTAGGACTCAATACTGTCGTTCTCGATGGTGTAGAAGCTCACATCGAACGTGCGGTCTGCCCAGGATTGCAGCGGCTTCAACAGGCGCTCAAGCTCGGCCTTCTGTTCTTTTGTTTCGTTCGGGAAGCCATCGGCAAACTCGCTGTTCTCGTCATCTGCTGCGTTCGCCATGTGCTCAATCACGTCACTGGCATCAGGCAGGAAGCTGCTTGCGCTACTACGGGATATCACCGCTCGCTGGATCACGGCGCCCATAGGCAATTCGTGGTCGCTCACATACGACGCCAGGCTGTCACTACTCCAACGCTCATCAGCCGGCCCCAGTGCGTAGCAGTACTCAGGCGCCAGTGCAGCGTCCTCGGCCGCGGCCTTCTGAGCCATGATGGCGTTGGCCGCGTGCTGCACATAGAAAATCTTGCGCCAGACATGATCGGATGGTTTGGAGAATGTCGATTCCCACAGGTCGCTGGTGCGTAACAGCTCTTCGCTTTCGGCCAGCAGGTCAAAGGCCGGCACAATGTCGCGAGCCGTTTCAGTGTCAAAACGGCCTACGGTATCCAGCAAATCGGCCCACTCTTCAAGCGGCAAATCCGATTCTTCGCGCTTCTTGGCCGTAGCTCCCAGCCAACCGATCAACGACTTGATATCCATACCCCCTGGATATTCGACCTCTTCATCATCCAGCGCCGTATAAATGCAATCACGCACGGTATCTAGAATCGCGTCCAGGTCTATCCACTCTTCCTTGCAGGACGCCGCCAGCTTCCCGTGCAGGTTGCTGTAGCCGGTATTGGCGAGGTAATGAATGCCATAGCGGGCGTCGATATCGAAGGTCAGGTGCCCGATATCGCCAAATACCGCCGTGCCGTAGCGGGTCACACAGATATCGAACGCCAGATTGTGGCTACCAGGCTTCTGGCAGCGCCACACTTCAACGCCATTCGCATTGGTCAATTCGGTGTAAACGTGGTCTTTCAGGCATCCGGCGATATCAGCCGACAGCTTGTTTTCCTGCTCTTGGTTCATTTGAGGTTTCCAGACGGTTAAGGGGTTGTAAGCGCTTATGCAGCCCAGCGCGTTCTGAATAGAACAATGTCGCGGACTGTCGAAGCTCCGCAGCCGTGTAGGCGGCCCAGTACGATGTAACCGCCCCGTTTGGCGGCGTAGTCCGCACGAATGGCCTCAACCTGCGCGGTGGTTAGATTGGCGTTCTGGTGACAGGCGCCAACGCGATGGCCAGTGTGGTTACGGGTAACGACCGGGGAAGTCATGCCGTTTCACCCCGCGGGCGCTTCTCTTTGATGCCAACACCATCCGCGGGCGCCAGCGTCGTGCCGGCGAACTCGTGCATGGATCCGCTCTGGTATTCGTTCGAAACCTCAAAGGGCTCGATCTGGTGCCATGTCCAGCGGCCCTTAACGTCGCCTGTGAGCCATTCAGCCCAAGCCGGTGCGTTGGCCCACAGTGGGCGGGGTTTGACCTTGGAGCGTGGTTTGGCGTTGGCCGGGGTGGTTCTTTTCACGGTCTTGCGCGGCAACAGCTTCGCTACCACCGGCAAACCCTGCGCAATGCTGTCTGCCCTCTCCCGTTCCCGCAGGCCAGTCTCAAAGCGGCGCTGAATCAAGGAGCCACCAAACCCATCCTCGGGAAAGATTCCGCGATTGCAGTGTGGGCAGCCCGGCACCATGGTTCTGCTACGCCAAGCCGCCTCGACCCTCTTGGCCGCTGTCAGGTGCAACACGGCGCCGCGCTCTTCTTTGGCAGCTTCCTGCGCGCGCTTCACCTTGAGCATGTTGTCGCCCCAATAGGTGGTGAGCATGCTCAGTGCCCAGTACGCGGATACTTGGACTTTACAGGTCATACAGGTGACCACTTCGCCGGTATCGTCGAGTTCTACCTGCTTATGCTGGCAGCCTTCACGCATCCGCAGATAACCCTGCTTGACCCTTGCAAGCCGCAGCTCGCCTATCTCTACGACGTTTTCAGTATCCGACATACCCGTGTACCTGACTGGCTATTTCTGGCTTGGCGCCACTATACACCGGCCATAAAACTCAATACATCATTTTTATGTATTTATCTGAAAAACAGACATAAAAAAGCCCCGACAGCTTCAACAGCGTCAGGGCTTCTACAGCGATCCAAGGGGGAAGTTTTCGAGGGCCATCCCCCTGGACACATCACCACAGCCAACAAAGGCAGAGCGAGCGGTGATGGTATCAGGCTTTACGTGTAACGCATGCGGCTAATCCAACTCGCCGCGCAGGGCCTTGTTCATCATGTCGTGCAGTTCGCGCTGGAGCGATCCGGCGTCCGGGTTGCCCGTCTCGACCACGGTAAAGCTGGCCTCGCCTTTTCCGGGCACAACGCAACTGCCGCTGGCACATGTGGTTTCGATCAGCTTTACGACCTGTAACCACATCTCGTTAGCGTGCTCGACGCTGACCGCCTTGATGTCGATGGTGATTTTTGCGGTATAGGGTTCGCTCATGGCGGGGCTCCTTTCGGTTTATGCGTCAGGCTTAAACGGGTTGTAAGTCTCCAGCGAGCCAGGCGCGTAGTTGGCATGGACCGCCAGCCGTCGAAGCTCAAAATCATCAGGCCCGATGATCCCGGCCTGGAACAGCCCCGCCAAAAGGCCCAACAATTGCCCGTAGTAAATGGCGCGATTCTCCCCCTGCGCCTCTTCCATCAGCGGCAGGATGCGGTCAAAGACCATTTCTAACCGCACTTGCAGGGTCGCCGGGTCGACAGGGGCGAATGGCTTCATCATGGCGGGGGCTCCTTTGAATCAATCCAAGCGGTAATCACCATCAGAACGATGGCGCCGGACTTCCTGGCCAATCAAGTCTAGGCCATCAACCGAGTAAAACGCCTGAGCCTCATGGTCGAACTCAATGCGGGTTTCTACCCACTCGCCAGACATCCACACCGCTACGCATTCACCGGTAAAGAATTGATGGTCGCCGCACTGGATACGGCCCCTTTCATTGACGTATGCACCCATTTACGCGACCTCCTTACCCGAATCAGAAAGATTCGTCGGCATGCTTGTGGCTCACATTCGGAAGCTCAAACCTAACGATCAGGCTAGTCGATTCCGTGTCCCTCACCAGCCGCACCGCCGCACGGCGCACGTCCTCCTGTGAGGCCCGCATGATCGCGTCGACATCCGCATAACCCACGGTGTCCGGTACCTCAAGGTAGGTATAGGTCAGGTCGCCAGCCTTAAGCGCCGCCCCCTCAAAGGCTACGAACTGTTTCACGTAGTCCTCTTGGGTGGCCGTGTTGCGCAGCGTCACCATGTCGAGAAACGATTTCTCGTTTTCCATTGAAATGATGTTGAACGACTTATCCAGTGCCGCGGAGACTTTCGGGTACAGGCTCTGCTTGTAGGGCGCAATCAGGGCAACCGTGTCTAGCTTGTCCTCGCGGAAGTACAGCACCGCCGTGAACTTTTCCCCGACAAAGTTGAAATTGTCGGTGCAGCGCCCCTTCTGCTCGGTATTCGAACAGTCGTAATAGCCCGCGGATCGCGTGTATTTGTCGATGGGAGTGCCGTAGGTGTAGTCCTTGAACAGACTCACGCCAGCGGAGGCGCTTGGGATACCGGCGAGCAGGCCAAGGCCAGTGGATAGCGCTAAAGCAATCAGCTTTTTAGACATCGAGGTCCGTTCTCTTGGGTTGTGGTGTGTCACTTCCCTCAACGATATCAGGCGCCAGCTATGCCCGTCTTTACACCGAGTGGTCAGACGGGCATTCGTGGTTGCAGCGGTCAGCCCAGCAGAGGCTCTTTTGATTCAACCCGGCGCAAATCCTGCTCAATCATTTGCGTCCGCTCTACAGTCAGCGCGCCAGCGGCGGCCAAGTTCTTCTTTTCCAAGCGGCGGGCTTCACGAGCGCGGCGCATCATTGCCATCGCTATCCACACCATCCACGCCACCGGCCAAAGCATCAGCAGGCAGAGCACGGCAAGGGATCCCTCTAAAGCGGGCATGCGCGTCTTGTCGACGGCTTTCAGGATCGCCAGCAAAGCACGGCTGCGCTGTATCGGGTGTTTTGTTTCGTCGATCCAGTTCCACGCCAACTGGCGGGCCACGCTGTAAAGCTCCATACCCACCCAAAATGTTGCCAATACAATGCTTACAAGCGCGACAAAGCGGCCAGGGCCGAACAGCATAAGGGTTTGGTAGATATCCATAAAATGACGCCTCTCTGTATGGCTTCCGTAAGATTGATATTTAACTGCTTAACGTTATAACTCATTAACGCTATAAACGGTACGGCTTTCGCTGGTGCGTTTGGGCGCGGCATTATCCTCAGTCGCGGCCAAGGTGTCGCGGTGTATACGCTACCCTATTCCGCAGGCACGCCAAACACACGGGCAATCGCCTTGTACGGTAGCGCCGGACCATCCTCCATTGCAGGGTACTCAGCAGCTATGCGGCGACCTTGTTCCTCGGTGATACGCATGGCATTGCCCCAGCGCCTTTGGGAGACGTCGCCAACGACCACATAGTTTTCCCCCACCTCAGACACATGCCCTACGTGCCACGGGTCGCCAGGGCAGCAGTCAGCCCAACGACTGGCGAACACGTAGTCACCGATAGCTAGGTCACTCGGCGCCCTGATGCTAACCACTACAGGACGCTCATTCTCATCACTCACGCAGTCAGCAGGCGGTGGCGTGGCAGTGGCGTACCCATCCGCCAGCGCCAACTGTAGGCGAGCAATCAACCCCTCTACGTCGCCACGCTCCCACACTGCGAACAGCTGATCAGCGTCATACAGGCCGTCACGACTCTCGGTATTGAAGTGCAGGGCGAAAGACGCGCCCTCTTCCTCGGCGGTAAACATGATGTGATCACGCTCAGACGATCCGCTGCAATCCACCTCATCAGTCAGATTCATATAGCGAAAGTCCACAAGATCGCCAGCGACGGCCACTGAATCGCTCTTCACCATGGGCTCCCGAATAATGCTCGGGTCGTACTTGGCGAACACCGTACCCACCGGCATGGCCAGGAAGGTCTTGCGGTTGACGATTCTCATGCTTCGCTACTCCCCAGCATTCTCTGTGTCTCTTGGAGCGCATAAGCACTCAAGATTGAAGACAGTAGCCCTTGCGGCAGCCCTTCGTCTTTGGCCTTACCTATCGCGGCCTTAATGCCGGCCTCAAGCGTGGCCAGCGACTCAGTAATCTCCTGGCTCACTAGCAGCGCATGGCGAATACGGGTTACAGACGCTTTGTTGCTCATCACCACGCCCCTCCGTTGATATAACAGACCCCGTTGGCAGTCATCCGGATATGCTTCTGCCGCTCGCGGGCCAGCCCGTCGTAGCTGTCACCGTCCATCACGTACAAATTCGACGACTCTTCGAACAGGTTGGCCTCTTTACCGTACAGCTCAACGGCCAGCTTCTTGGCCAGGGCAGTGTCGGCAACGATCTTGTCTATGATCCGCTGCAACTGGGCCTCCTTCTGCTTACTCATCGACTGCACCCTCAGGCAGGGTTTCCGCCACTATGACGTTATAACGCTTTAGCGCTGCAAACAGGTCATTGCAGTAGGTGACGCCATCGAACACCGGGCCGCCCTCAATCTCTGGCCAAACCTCGTGGTACTTCGGATCTTTCCGGGACGGCGCACGGACATAGCGCATTACGGTATCGGCGGGGCGGGCGTACATCGGCGCACCATCTGGCAGCGCTCGGCCGCAGCTATTCAGCACCGCCCGAACCTGGTCGTGATGATCGGGATTGTGATGCACGCGCCCAACCACTTGGTCAGGTACCAGCGCCAGCAATTGAAGCGATCCGGTACCGGGTTTCTTACGCGCCATACGCACTTGGGCCACGATATCGCACAGGCTGGCCTGATCAGCTGCACCAGCCTCGCCATTCAGCAGCACGTCCAGCTCACGCACCAGGCGATTGTGGTCCGCCAGAACGGCGTCGATATCGGCCTGGAAGTCGGTAAGGCGCTGCGCCAGAACCAACCCAAGCGCCTTGACGCTGATATGCACGCTCTCCGGCGTATCGTCAGGCTCGTGCTCGCAAATATCACGGACTATCAGCGCCGCGCGCTCATTGATTCCATTGCTCATAGGTGCCTCGCTCGGTTCGCCAGTTCTTCAAGCTCTACTGCTTGACGGCTAAAGTCTGAATAATTCCACGCCGGCGATTCACCGAGGGCGGCACGGTAGGCGTTGTCTGCCTGCATGCCCAGCACGTAGGCGTTGTTCGCCATGATCAGGGCCAAGACTTGCAGCTGTTCGTTACCCATCAGTCTGCATCCTTGTTGCGATAAAAGGATTCGCCTTGCGGATAGTCGCGACTCGGTGGTTCGGCTTGGGTGTAAAGTGGCTGGATCGTCAAATGGTGAGCGCGTAAGGCCCGGTCGTGCTGTTTACTCCCAGCCTCTACCGCCCATTCTGTGCTATCAGGGTGCGAAACCAATAGCCATCCGGTCACCGCGCCATCCGCCACTTGCGATTTTGCGCAAGTTGGCTGTTTGGCGAGAAGTGCACGCACATCCGCACCCGTCCGGATGGTTACCGCACCACTGGTAAGCTCGGAATGGACGCGCTCCAGCAACTCACGCGGCACGCCGTCAATCGTTTTGTTATTGCCCATTGAATTTGTCCTCAGCTGCTACCTGGCGCAGATACACAGCCTCGGCCGCACACCCATCAGGGGAATCGCTGAATTTGAATGGTTCGAATGTTGGCCGGGCAACTGGCGGTGTAGGGGCTGCGAGCGCCTGCCCCGCCAAAACGTCAGCTACCACCTCCCACAGCTTGGCGGTCGACCACTGGAATCGGTCGAAGTCCGTGTCGGGCATGATGCCGAAACGGCAGGTAGAGTGCGCCCCGGCAGGGTACTCACCGCGTTTCGCCATTATCGTGGCCACTCGGCCATCACCAGCTGGCTCAGTGCGGTGGAATTCATAGGCCAGGGTGTTGTAATCGTTTCCCGCTTCGATCACATAGGATTCAGTGCGCACCATGTCTGCTCGACCATCCGGCGTCCAAGGGCGGCCACCGCCAGCTGTGCGCGCACCCTCATGCAGGTAGAGCACGAATTCGCCAGCATCATTGGCAGCATCTTCGAACGTGTGGTTAATCTGCGTTCCGACAATCACACGTGAAGTGAAGTTAAAGCGGTGGTCGTGGATCGCAGAGTGTTCGAAGCACGCGCGGCGCGGCAACTCAGGGTGCCAGACATGCAGTCGCTGATTACCCTGGAGCTGAACCTGCACGAAGCCGAGGCCGTGCAGAGTGATTTTGTCGGTCATTACGTCATCAACGATCATCGCTTACACCTTCGACTTGTTGCGCATCCATGAACGCACGGGCCACCGTGGCGCGGCTGTTAGCGTAGCCACACACCTGGCTCATGTGCTTCAAGAACTCATCGCGGCCGGCCTGCTTGCTGATCGTTTCCAGCGACGTGGCGGCCTCATGAAGGTGGCGGCGCAGGTCCACGGTCTCACGGTGCAACTGCTTGAGCACGTCGTTGATTTTCTTCTCGGGAAGACTTTTGAGCATGTTGCACTCAAGAAGCTCGCGCACTGTCTTGGGCTCCAGTTGTTCCTGCAACGCGGCCTCGCGGGCCAGGGCCGCGGCGAAGTCGGCGGCATGCACGACCACTGATTCGACAGAGCCAACACGATGGTGCTCAAGGTGTTGGAACAGGTGACGGCTCTCAACTGTGTAGCGCTTCACGTTATCCACTTACGGTCACTCCCTCGGATTCGATAATGGTGCGGACCTCATCCAGCGCCGCGTTTCGGCCTTCGCCGTTCATGCTGAAAATCGGACGATCTTGGTACAGGATCGGTAGAGCACGCGCCGGCAACGTAATCACCAGCGCCTCACGCGAAAGGTTCCAAGCCGCTTCGAACGCGGGCCACTGCTCACCACCTTCGATAAAGCTGTAAAACGGACGCCCATGCTCAAGTATTTTGACCATGTGCTGGCGCATCGCCTCGGTGAACTGGTGCCCGGCGCCCTTCATCTGCGCACTGTGCTGATCGATCACGAACGCCTCAAAGGCGCAATGCAGGCGGCCGTTCATGCGCTGGCCACCGACGCCCGTGGATTGGTCAGGCGGCGCAAGTACTCGACCGCCATCACCACCGGGAAAATCGCAAACATCCCGCTGTCGCAATGGTCATCCTTGCGCAGCTGCATCGAGTCTTCTTCGACATAGCACCAGCCGCCGCGCTTTCCATTGCCATGCTGGAAGGCGTAATAGGCAAGGTAGTTCTCTTTAGTCAGTTGGAAGTGCGTGGCGTGGCGAGCGTCCACCAGCATGCGCTCAAGCTCTGGAAGGTGCTCAAGGCTCAGCTCACCCGGTAGCGCACGGTCATCACCAATGAGGATCGGCGGCAGGCGCTTATCCATCTTGCAGCGCCATGCCACCCACGTATGAGTCTTTACCGGGCCTTGGTCATTGGGGATATGGGCGCGCAATACCTGCTCACGGCCACTTGGGGCGCGGTATTTCGGCTGCGTTACCGGCGGCGGCGTCTTTGGGCGCGCCACCAGCTTGGCCGGATCGATCACCGGCGCAGGGGTAGCCACCGGCTCAGGCTTTGGGGCTGGGGTTGGCTCCACCACCGGCGCCAGCTCAGGCTCTGGCGCAGGGGTGACGGCCTTGGGTTGCGTCAGCGACTGGGGCCGCGGCTGGGGCTTCAACAGCTCCGGGCGCTCTTCCAGTTCCGCGACGTCTACCCCCTCATCGCCATAAATCACGGCGCCAATGGTGCGGCCAAGGTCTTGCTGATCCTCAACCCATTGCACCAGCGCCAGACCACGCGCCAGCAACAGATTGAGGTTTTGGTGGCCGCACTGGCTCAGTAGCAGATTCACGCGCTCATGGCTCGCGGCGGACATGCTGAACATGATGTCGTGGCGGACTGGTCCGTTTGATGTGCTCATTCCTCACCCCCACGGTATGCAGTTTTCAGGAACCGTTCTACCGATTCAGTCACCGAACCGGCCTCGATATAGCGCCCACCTTCGACGATCAACGGCAGGCTTCGGTGCAACAAACGCTCGGCATGACGCAGGCGTTCGGCCGTTGCTTTCGCTTGTTCCGCCAGTTCCTCCGTAGTGGTCGGAATCGGGCGGACATGCTCGGACGGCTGGCGGGCCAGAATGAGGCGAATCAAGTTGCGACGGGCGCCGGCGTCAGACTTCAAAGACGGCATTTCGGGCACGGCGCGCTCAAGATCCTCATACAGCCCTTGCAGCAGCTCGCGGGTAATGTGCATGTATTCAGCCATTTGCGTGCTCCTGGCCGGGAGCCGTTGCGGGGTAATCGTTCATGGGGGGGTAATCCTTATCTCTGGCGGAGTGACGGCATAATTACATAAAAGCGCTAATGTGTCATTAACGTTTTAACGCCTTAACTCCTTGTAGTTATTCCCAGTCAGGCAGCAGCGTTGGGAGTGCCGCGGGGAACGTGGCCAGCGTGGACAAGTCGAGCAGGGTGAAATGCCCCCAGTCACTGCGCCAGCCGCCCGTGTCGATGTGATGGACGTTACCCAGCACCAACGGCGACCGTAGCGGGCTGTGACCGACCACCAGCGCCCGCACGCCTTCCACAGGTGTCGTGTCGCCTTCCTCTACGCGCTTGCGTGACCACATACAGGTGTTGTGCACCAGGCGCAGGCGCTTCTTGCTCTCCGGCGATTCCAGCTCATCGCGCAATCGATCCCACGACGGGAATGGACAATCAGCGTGAACCACCCCCACCAGGCCGCCGGCTGTCTCGACCTCAATGGCGATAGGGATTTCGGCAAACTGGACGGCGAACTCTTTCTGTTCGAACAGCGACAGCCCCGCGAACCACGAGCCGCCGTTATAGATCCAGTTGTCGACATCGCACGTATCGAAGCGACACACGTAGTCGTCATGGTTGCCGCGCACCGGGTGAAACCAGGACTTGGCCAGCCACTCCAGAACGTCGCGACACTCCGGGCCACGGTCCACCAGATCGCCCGCACTGAATAGCCGGTCGCGCTCCGGATCAAACCCCACCGCGTCCAGTGCCTTTTGCAGCCGGGTGAAATGGCCGTGGATATCGCCCACAGCAAAATCCCGGCCCGCCGTGTTGGCCGCGAAGCGCTTCATTCGAATTGTCCCTATTACCTCAAGCATGACGCACCGCCCTTTCTTCGACTCAACCAAAAACGGCAAAGCGTTATGGCGCTTTGCCGTTAAGATGTTATAGCGCTTTTACGTGGCTGTATCAGGGCGCGTTGCTACCGCCGCACTTGGGGCAGTCCTGGAAGCGCTGGGCGTCGGAGATAAACACCCCGCAGTTGCCGCAGCGGTCGCGGAATACCCTGAGCTTCGGGGGCTTGGTCAGGATAATCCCCGTTCCTCTCAGTGCTTCCTTGTGCTTTACGTTGCCGGCGGCCACCACCTTGCGCGCCAGTGACTCAACAAGGTCGGCCGGTGCCAAATGCACGTTGTGGTGCTTCGGAGCGGCCATGCTCTTGGCGATGTTCATCGGGAAGGCGTGCGCCCTCCTGAAATCGCTGGTGATATTGCCGTCATCGGTTAGCCAGCACAGGTCGTTCCCATTCCAGGTACCGCCCGCGTACAGGTAGCCACGCTCGGCGGTCTGCATGCCGGCATCCACGGCTTCTGGCTTCAAGTACTGGCAATCAATCGCCAGCTCCATGCGCTCGACCAGGTACGCCAGCGGCCAAGGCAGGTCAGACTCCCGGCTTTCGTTCTGACTGGCCGCCTCTTCCTTGGTATAGCGCTGCGCCGCGTCCAGGTTCGTCGTGTACCCGCCGCCAGCTGCCCAAAACATCAGACGGTCACCGGTGTTGCCGCGGGAGTCTTGCAATAGAAACTCGACGTCAGACATTTGCAGCTCCGTGCGGCAGTAGGGCGTTCGACACTTCGAAGAATTGAAGCTGCCCTTTGTAGGCGGTGAACGGCAGGAACCGAGGCTCGCGCAGGACAAAGGCCTTTTGCCCCATGTACCAAGGCGAATCGCTATGGTCCAGGCTGTCGACCAGCTCCACAGAGCCGATAATCCCGCCCCGTTGCAGCTCACCGAAGCGCGGCAGGTCGGTAATGCCGCATTCCAGGGCGAACTTGTAGCCGTCGGCGTATTCGTCCCTTGTCATGCCCTTGGCGGCATGCACCAGGAAGCGCCCGCGAAACTTGGTGTGCCACGAGCGGTTTTCGATGTCCTTGCCGCCGTGGATGATCAGCCATGCCCACGGCTGGCGAATTGTCAGTGCTTTCATTTGCGCGCCTTCCTATTGCGGTGCTTTTCGCCCTTGGAGCGACGTATTGGGTGGAAAGGGTCGCTACGCTCAGCACGCTCGCGGGCAAGCTCCCGGTTGCGGTCTGCGCTGTTCCAGTCGCAGTTGCTCATTTCTTCTTCACTCGATCAGGGCTTGGGGCCGGGATGTAGGAGCCGGTAGGGCCACGCCACACGCCAAAGCGGTCAACGGTGCATTCGCGCCAGCAGCCGGGATTGCCGTACTGAGGCGCGAACCAAACCAGGTGCGTGGTCATTGCGCGGCGGCATCCTGGCGGGGGAACAGGTAAAGGTCATAGATCGACGCATTCCCGTTGTCCGCCACGTTCAAGGCGTCACAGACCTTACGGTTGGGCTCAATCTCGTAATCGCCAATCTCGCCCGAATCAACCTCGCCAAACTGGATATGGGCCACCGCTTCCCCTGCTGGCTTGGAAAGCATCAGCAGCGCGAGACGGAACTGCTCAAGGTACTGCTCTTGGCTCGATCCCCAGCAATTCAACAGGCAATCGTCGTCAACCGGCGCACCTTCGTCCTCGGGCTCGTCGCTTGGCTCACCCGGCACCATGAAAAACTCACGCTCCACGGCGTGCAGAAGGTCGGAAAACCGCTTGATGTTTTTGAAATTTTCCAGCAGAACCGATACCGGGTGGCTGTAGTGCAGGCCGATCAGGTCATACACCTGGCGCAGAGCCGCGGGCCGGGCCTCTTCCAGCTCGGCAATACGCGCCAGGGCTTCGTCCAACAGCTTGGCGTCCACAAACTCGGCCTTGGCCAGGTCGCCAGTGGCAAAGCGCAGGGAGGTGGCGTTATGGCGAACGATGGCGCCAGCTGGGGTGACTTGGTTATTCATGGGTGGCTTCCGTAAATGTCTTTGAGTGGGGTTCCGGGGTGCTGACGGCAAAGCCAGACGATGGGGTCCAACTTGTGGAACGGCACTTGAAACCCCGTCCCCGCCGACAGCGCCGACTCATCGCACATGTCCTTGTATCGGTGCGTGACCAGCTCCCAGCCCGCCAGCAGCGTCTTGCAGAGCTTGTCGAAGTACCCATCCAGCACCACAGGCGAATCCAGCACGTAATAGCGCACGCTGTGCTCCAGGTACTCGCCATACACCGCATTGAGTGCCCGGCTTTCCTCGCTGGCCACCGGTACCGGGCTTTCTGGTACCGGCTTCGGCTGCTCGGGCGCCGGCATGGCAAACATGTCGGTCTGCACTTCGGGCCGGCGCGTCATTCACCTGACTCTAAAGAGTTAAAACGCTTAAGCGCTATAACGCAGGTTTCGTCACTCGTGTGGCAGACGCCGCAGTTAGGGCAATGGGCCTGGCCGCTGGTGTTCGTGCGCTCTTCCCGCTCAATGAACCGTTCGCGCGCCTGGCGGGCTTTCATGCCGACCTCAGTAGGGATCGAGCCGAAAGGCTCCCCGCCTTCACCGTTGAAAGTGTCTTCGTCGTTCGCGTAGAAGGCGCAGACCTCTTCAAGGATATGCAGCTCAGCCACTGCCGGGTTGGCCTTGAGCGCCGCCAGCGCCCAGCCCATCAGCCCAACGCGGGCCACCGGGCGGATAGAGCGGGCATTACCCACCAGCCAGCTTTGCAGGGCGGCGGCTTCGATCTGATCCTGTTCCGCGGCGGTCAAGACCGGCGCCAGCGCTGGCGCGACAGAGGCGGTCATTGTCCAGCCCTCAGCGAGGCGGTGCGAACTTGGCGCTTCTTGCTGCACTTCGCATGGTTACCGCTGCTACGGGCGCGCCCACACTCATCACACACGGACTTAACGCTGATATGGCCAAACGGCTTTGGCCCTTGGTGAATGCTCATGCCGCACACTCCAGCGGGGTAGCCACGTTGATAATCGGCAGCTGCTGCGCCGCCTCACGACACAGGCGCATCTGCTCAGGCGGATAGCCCCAAATGTTTCCGCCCAGCCGACGATCGATCCCGAGATAGGCAGGGTCGATACGCTCACCCCGCATCACGTAGTTGCGCATCTGCAACACCAGATCGCGCAGCGTGCCCCCGTGGCTGAACCCCTTCCACTTGCTGGATGCCTTAACCTCAATCGTGGCGCCTTTCTCATCGTGCAAGTAAACCCGCTGGTCAAAGGTCAGCCGCGCCACGCTGTCGCACGACCGGGAGTAAAAGAAGAACCGGCCATAGCTGGAAATGACCTGAATCAGGCGATTGGCGTACTCACAGCGCAGCAGTTTGGCGAACTGGCTAATACCGTGATCTACCGTGCCTTCTTGCAGCATGGTCGCCACCAGTTTCTCGCACAGCTCAACACGGGCGGTATTCATGTCGGAATTGCCGACGGCGCACACCTCCAGCTCGGCCGTGGTGCAGGTTGGCAGGTGCTTGGCGATCAGGCGCAGCTTGTCGTTGCCGGTACACAGACGCGCGGTGAACTCAAAGCGGGCGTTGCCCACCATCGCGCCAACCCAATCAGGCTTGCCGCCGACCGGGATTAGGGGTTGAACGGTCATATCAGTGAACCTCCGGATGAATCGAGCGGCCTGCATAGGGCTCAAGGCGGGTTGCAATCATGGCTGCCACTTGAATCAGGCCAGCACGACTACTCATAGGGGCTTTGGCGATCACGCTATTGCCCTCCAGTGACTCGACCAGCAACGCGATGGTGGCTTGATCGGGGGTAATGGCTTTACCGGCTTGCAGATCCTCGGTCAGCGCACGAGCGGTATCGGCCCAGCGTTCAAGGTCAAACCCGGCCGGCGGGTTGATGTCGTACAGATCGGCCAGGATTTCAGGGCAGGCCAGGAAGCGCATGCGGTGCGCTAAAAGGTCCGCCGACATCCGGCTAAACATGAGTGGGAGGGAGGGCATTGGGTTTATCTCTGGCGTTTTGGTGAGGACGCAAGATTATCATTATGCCCTGAATTTTATAAAGCTTTTTTTGAATAAAACTTATGGATTGTGTCCGGGGATAGAAAGATATCCCCGGACAATATCGGGTAAAGCTATGCGGCGCCAGTGTGGCCGAAGCCCCCGACACCACGGTCTGAGGCCGTAGTGAACTCTTCGACCTCTTCCATTTCGGTACTGAAAAATGCCGGTGACACGCGGGTAATGATTACCATCTGCGCGATTCTATCCCCCGCCTCAAACGATACCGGCTCATGGCCGTGGTTGATTAGGATCGCCTTCGCCTCACCCTGATAGCCACCGTCGACCAGACCGGCCAGGGTGTCGATCCCGTGCTGGTCCGCCAATCCACTGCGCGGCCAGATCATGGCGCCCTGATCGACCAGGAAGTCGTAGGCGAAGCCGGTCGGGACTGTTAGGCGCTGACCAGGGTGGATCGTAAAGGCCGCGGTAGTGCGCAGGTCATAACCGAAGTCGCGAGCCTTGGCGCGCTCAGGCAGGGGCAGATCGTGGGTACCGATACGTCTTACTTTCATTTGGGTTGATCCTTGTTCTTGCGGCCCGCCCGGTGGTGGCCGTTGAGTGGTTGCTGGCCCGTGGTGAGCGGCCAGTAGATGAGTTTGTTGCAGTCGCTACACCGCTTTCGGTTGAGCGACTGGAATTCAATCAGGGCGGTGCTTCCACACCGGCAAGACTTGGTGCTCTTGGTGAGCACCCTGTCCTCTGTACTCAGCATGCAATGGCCTCTGTCGACTCGTGATTGCTCTGTTCCCATGCTGTCACCAGTGCCCGCACGCCATCCGGTACCGCGCGGCCCGAGGCGTCCACCATCTGGACACACATCCCCACCAATTCGATTTCGCGGCCGTACTCCGCAATCCAGCGGGCTTTGTGGCCGTGAACCGCCAACATGCCAGGGCGCTGGCCATAGCCGTTTTGGTGGTGGCCAGCGCACAGCGGCAGCACAAAGAAATGGGCGTGGGGCTTGGTGCGACCGTCACAGTGGTGGATCGAAACGTGGGCGTTCTCGGAAAAGTCCCGTGGGAAGCCGTCCAATATGCAGCAGATGCAGCCGCAAATGTCCGCAACGTCGTTGAACCACTGGTTTTGGGCTTTGGTTGGGTTTTTACCTGAATGGCGCATGGTTGTTTTCTCTCTGGCGATTGAGTGTTGGGGGTTACGGGTGAATCACTTGCTCGGGATGCCCACGCGAGTTTTGAGCGCGCTCAGGGCTGCGGCGCCGGCCGAGGCTGGCGACGGTGTGGATTTAGTGTTTTCGTTTGCCTGGGGCGCTGAGGCGCTGGCTCGTTCGGCTTCTTGCACGGCCACCGCCGCCCTGTCCGCTCGCTTTTTGCTTTGCGCAGCCAGCTCTGCCTTGACGGCATACGACTCGCAGTACATGAGGAACGCGGTAACAGGGTGAAGCTTGTCGACCAGGCTCGGGGCTGATTCAAGCTTCACAAAGTGGGTAACGGCGGCGGGGGTGGCGGCTTGGATGCGGACAACAGCTTTGCCCATCAAGCCGCCAACTTTGGAGTTGTAGACCGGCCAAAGCTTGTACCGCTCACGAATCGCTAAGGCATACGCCCGCCAGGCTCTGAAAATCGAGCTGGCCGGTCCTGGGTAATCACTTGGGTAATCAGCGGGTAGCGTTGAGTCGATATCGGCGCCCTGATCCTGATCGGTTTTTTCGTCCAGGGGGTCGGTGGTAGGTTTTACTGCTTTTTCAATCTTAATTGCACTTTCAGTACTATCTAATGTTTCGGGCTTAGACGTAAACGGTGCAGACGCTGACGGTGAATCCTCAGCCGATGAGTCCGTTTCCGTGTTTTCCGGAAACGGTGCCCGGCCCTTCTGTTCAATGCTCCGGACATACTCCGCGCCAGCCTCTAAATCAGCTGTTTCAGCCACTTCGTACTCGATCCCCGTGAAGTTCCCACCACAACGCTGGAAGCTCCGGATGATGTAACCAGCGGCGCGCAGCTCGTTGAGGATGGTGTACACCTTGTCACGGCCAGAAGACTTGCCTATGGCGTTCCGGGTGCGATTGATCAGGTCTTTAACTTGCACCATCCAATGGTCTGGCTTGCTCAACAGGTAGATCAGCAGGCCGCGCGCCTCCCATGACAGTCGGTCGTCGTCGATGGTGGCGGTAGGCAGGGTGTAGAACTGGGATTTTCGTGCGGCGCGAATGATGCTCATCGAGCACCCCCTTGAAATTGGATGCTGACGGCAAAAGTGACGGACAAAAACGGGCGCTGAGGATCACAGCCAAAGGGCCGGCTCAGGGAAACGTCGTTATCAAATTCTTGGTTGAATCGGCTGGAAAGTTTGCAGATCCCGAGCCTGTGGTATACTCGGGACGTCAACAAAATAGATCCCCCTGGCGCCATCGCCTGATAGCACGGGGTAAGCAAGGAAAGCTTACGGATTGACGTGGTGATTGTTGTTTCATGTGTGTAGTCAAAAAGAACCTAAAACCTTGGCGGGGGAGGGTTCTTTTTTTTCGTCTCCTGTTTAGTGGGAGTTAGGCGGATCACCTCAATTCGGCGTGCTGTATACCATAGCTGAAAGGTGGCCGTCTAACATTCCTCCCTCCCTATACTTCCTTGTTCGCACTGCCTTTTTTCGGGCGCAACGCCTCGATCACTTGCTGATACAGGGCTTTTGATACCCCTCTTTGCCCGCTGGGCGCCTCCATAACCTGAGCAATTTTCTTCTTGCTGCGCTTTGTCCACTCTGGATCAAGGTCGTACTTGGCGAGCTTGCGCACCAGCCGGGTACCGCGGGCCAAGGACGCCCGCATTTCACGCTCAGGCAGTGGGTGGTCAAAGAAGCCAAAAGGCAGCCCGATCAGGTATTCCAAGCGTCTGGCCAGCTTTTCGGTGATTCCCGTCCGGCCGTTGCACGCCACGCTCACCTGATTCGACAGGGTGTGCAGTTCCTTTTCCGGCAAGTGCCGGAACAAGTCCAGGCGCACGCCATCGGCTTTCAAGTCGACGTACAGGTAAAACCGGCGCTGTCGCTCCAGGTAACTGGCTTGCACCGCCTCTTCGTCGGTCACCGCCCCCTCAAACACTTCCAGGTTCATTGTCCTCACAGCCCTAATTCAGTTCGATATGGCCTAGATACTAAACCATGCAGACACAAAAGCGCTGTTTTAAATCCTGATAAGGCATTATCTTATGCGCCAACAGCGGGTTACTACACCCGAACCACGTATAGGGATACAACAGGAGGGGGCTTTTATGGCTCGCGGGGTCAACAAAGTGATTTTGGTCGGTACATGTGGCCAAGATCCGGAAGTCCGGTATTTACCCAACGGTAACGCAGTAACGAACCTGAGCCTGGCCACCAGCGAGCAGTGGACCGACAAGCAGACCGGCCAGAAAGTCGAGAAGACGGAATGGCACCGGGTAAGCATGTTCGGCAAGGTCGCAGAAATCGCTGGCGAGTACCTGCGCAAAGGCTCCCAGGTCTATATCGAGGGCAAGCTGCAAACCCGCGAATGGGAAAAGGACGGTATCAAGCGCTACACCACTGAAATCGTCGTCGACATGCAGGGCACCATGCAGCTGCTCGGCGGCCGCCCACAGGGTGACCAGCAGAGCCAGCCACAGCAACAGCGCCAACAGCGCCCCAATCAGGATCAGGCCGCACGCCAGCAGGCGCCGCGCCCACAACAGAATCAGCAAGCCGCACCGCCGGACAGTTTCGACGACGACATACCTTTTGCGCCCATGCCCCACCTGGCTGGCGCCTAATTCGCCGTGGGCCACCCGGTCCACGCTTGCCCTACCCCGCTAAGGACAACCATGTTTTTCAAGAATCTGCTGGTCTACCGCCTCACCCAAACCCTGCCGTGGAACATCGACGCGCTGGCTACCGCACTGGCCACCAAGCCGGCTCACCCGACCGCTACCCAAGAATTCAACACCTACGGCTTTGCTGCCCCCTTTGGCAAGGGCGAGGACGCACCACTGCTACACCACAGCCACGGATTCCTGCTGATTGCCGCCCGCAAGGAAGAGCGCATTTTGCCGGGCAACGTCGTGCGGGACGCGGTGAAGGAAAAGGTCGAAGAAATCGAAGCGGACCAGGGGCGCAAGGTCTACAAAAAGGAACGCGACCAGATCAAGGACGAAATCATCCAGGCCTTCCTGCCGCGGGCATTCGTGCGCCGGTCGACCACCTTTGCCGCCATCGATCCACAGGCGGGCCTGATTCTGGTCAACTCGGCCAGCCCGGCCCGCGCCGAGGACTTGCTGTCGACCTTGCGCGAAGTACTCGGCTCGCTGCCCGTGCGCCCGCTGACGGTCAAGATCAACCCGGCCGCCTGCATGACGGAGTGGGTTCAGACCAAGAAGGCACCGGACGATTTGTTTGTGCTCGACAGGTGCGAGTTGCGTGACACCCACGAAGACGGTGGCGTTGTCCGTTGCACGCGCCAGGATCTGACCAGCGAAGAAATCCAGCTGCATCTGAGCACCGGAAAGCTGGTCACCCAGGTGGCCATGGCTTACCAGGACAAGCTGGCGTTTGCGCTCGACGACCGAATGACCATCAAGGGCATCAAGTTTGAGGACATCTTGACCGACCAGGCAGAAACCGACGGCGGTGATGATGCTATGGGCCAGCTCGATGCGGGGTTTGTCCTGATGATGCTGACCTTCCGGCAATTTCTGCCGACTCTCATTGAAGCCCTTGGCGGCGAGGAAGTCCCACAGGGGATTTGACCAAACGGCAGACGAAAAAAAACCGCGTAGCCGAGGCCGCGCGGTTTCTTCTCACTTTAATCGCCAGAGAAAAGTAGCCCGAATTCTACGCAAGGGCGCCAGTTATGCAAGGAATCACCCGATGAATGTCAATTTTAATGGCCGTGCCAGTCGCACCCAAGGCAAGCAGCCAAAAAAACCGGTGCGCTGGTCAGGGCGATTCATGGTGGTAGATGCACAGGGTAACGCCCGTGAGGCGGAATGGTTGCCCGAGAGCGGCGGCTTGATGACGTACACAGAAGCGCGCGAGGCGGCACTAAACCTGATCGACTCGCTAACCTCAATGCTCTACACCGACCATAACCACCCGATCAAGAAAATCACTTTCAACCTGGTGAGCCGCTGATGAAACACCAACGAACAGTAACCGAGGCCGATTTTCGGCTGCCTGAATTCCGTGCCGCCAAGCTTGAGGACTACGAGCTGCGCCCCGGTGATGATAAGCCCGTGCGCAAAGACCGCTGGATGACGGGCCTTCTGCAAATTGCCTCAACGGTGGGGCTGCACAGTCGCCAGGGCTTCGAAATCAGCCAGGTAGTTGAGGCGGTCGAGCAGCTGACCAAGGACGCCCACAGCTGGGAAACTGAGGACTTGCCTGATCGCAACAGCCTTCTGGACATCAAGCTCACAGACGGCTCCATATTGGCTGGCGTGGCTTACGCCCCCAATGCCACCCGCATGGCCTGGCGCGGCCAAGACCTCAATGGCGTTCGGGAGCACTTGATGGCTTGGCGTGAAGCGAAACCGGCGCCAACCGCTGATGAATGACGGCGCCCTTACCCGAGCCAATGACGGAAATTCCGACTTTTCGTTAAAGAAAATGGTCTTTTCGCCTGAAATCAGCGCCAAAGTGCAAAGCGGAGCGGTGCAATTGGTCATCGTGCCCTTCGATCCGCAACCGGTGATCGACCACCAGGAACTGGCCGCGGTCGGCCTGAGTATCGAAGACACCCCCGCCGTGATGTACGCCGTTCGGCTCGCCTTCCGTATCGGTCTGATCGGCCGCGATATCGCCCCCATCCAACAGGGCCACGCTTTCGAGCTGCTGCAAGAGCTGCCCCCGCAAAAGCTCGCGCACTTCGGTACCGGCCGCGTCAAACGCCTGGACATCGCCCGCTTTGCCGATCTTGGTGAGCACGATTGGCAGGCGTGCGGCTATTCAACCAAGGTCGAGTTCCACAAATATTGGGCGGGGAGTCTTCCCGGCACCCCTGCGGAAAGCAACCCGTGGTGCTGGCTCATTCAATTCGAATTCAAGGGATAACCATATGCTGTCAATTGCCGCAATCGTCCTCTGCCTGGCGCTGGTGTTTGTCTACCGCGCCATGCACCCGGCGTATCACCCCATTCCGGCGCTGGCCAAGCGTGTTCGGCTTGGCCTCGGGGTACTGATCATGATTTTGAGTGTGGCGGCGGGTTATGGCTTGCCGGTCGAGGTCGGGCGAGGCCTCCAGCGCTTGAATGAGCACCAGGTACAGCAGCAAAGTGACCGATCTGAGCGACGGATGGCCGCCGAACAGCGCCACGCGGCCCGAATGATTGAAATATTTGGCAGTGCAGATGCATATTTGACGTACTTGAACAGCAAAACAGCGCAAAAAACCCCCATCTGATCCGACCATTCGTCGGAATCGCCGCACCCCCTCTCTATAAAGCCCCGCCCCCGCCGGCAAACCTTCTACGGTTTGATGTGGGGGCAAGTGTGGGACCACGCCACCCCTTTTATGCCAAAAGCCTTTGCTTGTTGGGGTTTACGGCCAGCCGTTCGGGGATAACATATCCCTCGTACTTTCAGCACTATCTGGAAGAACAGCGGTCCCTAAACCTTACGTAATCCAAAACTGTCTAGCCGTACCCAGCAAATTCTTGCTCACGAAATGGATATCGCTTCAACAAATCGCGCATAAAAGGTACTCACAATGGCTCTCACACAAAAAGTGATCCAAAACATCACCATCCCAGCGACGTACACGGATAAGAATGGTTTATCCCTGCGCGTTTCTAAGACTGGTGCGAAATCCTGGATCTTCCGTTACCAGCTCGACGGCGACCGTCACGACATGGGGCTGGGCTCGTTCCCGCTCGTGTCGCTGGCGGAAGCTCGGGCAAAATGTCTTGAATTGCGCGTACAGATCAACAACGGTATTGATCCGCTGGCGCAGAAACATCAGCAGGCCAAACCGACCGTTACCTTTCAAGACGAAGCATTAGAACGCATCGAGCGCTACAAACACGGCTGGTCGGAGAAGCACGCCGCCCAGTGGTTCAGCTCCCTGCGCGACCACGTATTCCCAACCATCGGCCTTATGCCGGTCAGCGACATCGACACAAAAGCGGTGATGTCGGTCCTTGAGCCTATTTGGCGTGAATTGCCAGAATCGGCCCGCCGCGTGCGCAACCGCATTGAACTGATCCTCGACTTCGCCAAAACGCGGGGGCACCGCACGGGCGAAAACCCGGCGCGCTGGCGCGGTCACCTGCAAAACATCCTGTCGCAGGCGGTACCGGAAACCACGCACCTGGAATCCATGCCCTACTCACGCCTACCGGCCTTTATGGAGAAATTGGAAGGCGATATCACCCGCGCCGCACGCTGCCTACAATTCGTAATATTGACAGCTTGTCGCAGTGGCGAGGCCATGGGCGCGACTTGGGACGAAATTGATTTCGAAACCAAGACTTGGAACATTCCGGCCGAACGCATGAAGAACCGCGAGCCGCACCAGATCCCGCTGAGTGATGCGGCCATGGCCGTGCTCAAGGACGTGCACACCCGCGGCAAGAGCAGCTTGATTTTTCCGAACCGCACTATGGAATCGATCATGGCCAACAACGCCATGCGCCGTGTGCTGATCAAGTACGGGGAAAGCGCCACACCGCACGGTTTCCGCGCCACGTTCCGGATGTGGGCGGCCGAGAAAACCAAATTCCCATCTGATTTGTGTGAGGTTGCGCTGTCGCACTCCGTGGGTAACGCCACCACCCGCGCCTACAACCGCGGCAACCTGCTGGAACGCCGCCGCCCGCTGATGGAGCGTTGGGCCAAGTATGTGATGGAACGCAGCGTAGCGCCTTCGTATGTCGAAAAGCGCGCGACGCCAAGGCAGCCCATGGCAAGCGTCCACGCATAAAGAAAGGCACCGGGCTGTAACGCCTTGCCTTTGACTTTGTGGGGTACCTTTATGGCGACGAAACCTGTCGCCAGGGTTACTGCTGCCTGGTCACTGACACGCTGAAACGGAAGCCACCAGCTCACGCTCGTAGCCGATGCGCTGTCTCCGTTCGGCCAGCAAGGCGCGCACTTTCACCTCAAGGGAATCTGTCTTCTTGAGCCCTTCCGCTGCAAAGGCTGGCACCGCCACAGTGCTCGTGCGACACGGAACCGGTACCGGTACGTCGGCGCGCACAGTGCGGACTTCCGGCGGTTGTCCGGCACACCCCGCCAGCAGTACCAGGGCACCGATGAGTAAAGCCTTCATAGGCCGAAAATCTCCTGATCAATCACTACCGTGGCCGCTACGCAGTCATCACCGCCGATATGCTCTCGCTGGATTCGATTGGCCGCCGCGTAGTCTGGTTTCGCCTCGTCGCGAGCCTTGGCCAGAGCCTGGCGCGCCAGTTCCTCACGCACGTTCCCCGCCGTCACCAGCTCCCCCAGCTTCCTACCCTGCTCACCGGCCAACGCTTCCAGGTTGTTGCGCCCGGTGGTGGCGGTGGCCAGCTCACGGTTAGCGGTATCGAGCAGCGGCCGATAGTGGGTGGCCGCTTGCCAAAAACCGCCAGCGGCGCCAATGCCCAGCAGTAGGAATGCCAGCAGCGCTTTAACGCTAATACTCATTGGCGTTAGCTCTCCCAGTCCGGCAGATCAACCGTTTGGCCAGCCAAGGCATGCGTGCAATCGCCAAGGAATTGAATGCGGCCGTCGGTGACGAACGAGTGGCAAACCCGCTCCGTGCGCCACTCCTTGAACTCTTCGCCGGCGTTCGGGTTAGCCTGGAAGCGGACCAGGATGGACGGGGTAAAGGTCGGTTTTTCTGCGTTGCCGTTCCAGTCCCAGCGTGGCCCGGTACCGGCGCCATGTTGGATGGCGTGCGCGCCATCGCAGGCAGGGCACCAGAACATTACGACGTTGCCGGGGCCGTCTTGCAGCACCCTCGACAGGCGACTCACGGAACGTTCTTGAAAAAGATGTGTTGCCCCAGCTTGAGCGTTTGCGTGGCTCCATTCACCCAGGTCGGCGCCTTCGGCATGGTGGTCGCGTAGTAGTGGGTCGCGCCCCCGGTTGGGTCCGGTACCAGACCATTCACCACCGAAGTGGCCGCGGCCAGGGCTTTTTTGTACTCGCCCGCGGGGATCGGCTTGGCACCACGCAGAAAAGGCGAGTTCACATCGTTGGCGTTCCAGCAACTGAATTGCCAAGGCTTTTGGCACACACCGGCATAGCCTTCGCCCCACCAGGATTTCTCCTTGCCATCGAATACCCGGTTGCGGATGGTCCACGCCACAGCTTCCATACCGGCCTGGCTCTCGCCACGGGCCTCGCCCCACAGCGTCCGCGCCAGAATGTCGATATCGCCCACGGTGGCGGTGGTTGGTCTACTGAGCTGCTGCATCGGGGTCTTCCTCTTGAATGGCTTTGCTGAGGTAGTGAAGGCCGATGTTCGCGCCCTTCACCAGGGCGGAAAGTGCGCCGTAAATCACCGGATTAAACGGCGGGTGATCGCTGTAGAGCGTCATGATCGTTACCAGCGAGTCGAGCAGCAGGCAGACCGCAAAAATCTGCTTGTTGTGGGGCTTGAACTTCTGGCGCAACAGATCCTTGAAGGTCGTCGGCGCCGGAACCTTACTTGCGGTCATTGGCCCGGTCCTTTTCCAGCTGCTCAGCCTTGAATTCCAGGCGAGAAATCCGCTTTTCGCCCGACACCTGTTCGGTGCGGAGTTCGGCCGTCGTCGCTTCCAGCAATCGAACGTCGCGCTGCACCAGGGCCATGTTTTGTGTGCCCTGATTCACTGTGTTTTGGATGTTGTCGAGCTTGGCAATCATGCTGCTGCCAATGCCGATAATCATTGCGCCAGCCACCGCCTGCGCGATCCCGGCGCCCATCTTGGCAAAGGGTGTATCCATGAATCGCTGCACGTCAGCGGCCATATCGTTTTCCCATCTAGTCATGGTTCATTACCGATATTGTCTATGGCTTTGTGCCAGCCTTCCGTGGCCGGTTTGCGCGTTTCAGACGCCTTTTTTGGCGATAATCTGCGCCACGTTGCCCAGTGATTTAATGATCGCGTCCAAGCGGTTGAGCTCTGCCTGGACTACCTTGTTCTCGTTTTCGCGCATGCTCTTCCAGTTGCCGAAAGGCTTGCTTTCAAACAGCTTGCGGACGCGGCTTTCGGTGAGCTTCCCGGCCTGCGCCAGGTCTTGGCCGAAGTACAGCGCCAGCTCGGCACGAACGTCGTTATACGATTCCCATAACTGCACGCGCGCCGCTGCTGATGGCGGTATGGGCAGGAAAGCAGGCTGGTGCTAACTCTGGCGCCCCCTCTGCCCGCTCAGAGACAGGCGAGGCCACCACGCCGAACGAACCGGTGATCGCATGCACCAGGTGCGCGCCACTCAGCTGCACGTCCTGGAAGGCATGAAACATTTGCACAAACTCAGAAGCCACCAGTTTGCGGATACCGGTGATGCGCTTCACAAGCCAAGTTTCGTAACTGGCATCGTCGGTATAGGGCTCTGGCTCTTCGTTTACTCCACGCACGCACGCGGCCATGGCTGCACACCACCAACTGAAATCGGTTGGCTTGTAGGTGCCGCCGGCAATCAACGACTCGATAATCTCGGCCTGGTAGCCCAGCAACGGGGTGTACAGCGCGTCATTGCCATCGAACGAAAACGGGATGTCGCCCACGTAATCGGCTTCCGACAGCAGGTAATCGCTAAAGTGGCCCCCGTCCTTGTCGTCACCCACCGGGAAATCGGGGCCATCGTCGCGGGTGGCGGCCATGTAGCTGGCGATCACAAAAATTCGCTCGTTCACCGACCAGAAACGCGGATCGGCCACGGCGTTGGGACGATCGATCGGTTTGCAGACGCGGCGCAGCAGTTCGGTGGCGGTGCGCTGCTCAAAAACGGACGGGATTTCACACAGCTTTTCCACGTCTTCAATGAGCATTTCCGACATTTCTACGGATATGCGCCGCGTGTTTACCGGGTTGATATATTTCATAGGCCGCCAAAGGTGTCGTGTTGGGTAAATGACAGGTTGAGCGCGGTAAATTCATCCGTGCTGCGCGACAGGCTGACCTCGCACGACACCGGTAGGAGTACCCAGCTTTTGGAGTAGCCCTTGCCTTCTTCGATGGCGCCATGGGTCACGGTGATGGTGTTGGCGTAGTCCGACGGCACGCCAAAGGTGCCGTCCGGGTGCGCGGCCAGGGTTTTTAGGTTGTCAAACCAGGTTTTGATTTCCCCGCTGACGTCGTAACAGACGATACGCAGCTCGACCGGGTCGGCGCCCGTGGGGGCTTGGGTGAAGCCGGAACCGATCTTGACCGGCTCATACCCCAGCTGGACGCTGTTAAATGAAACTTCGGTGGCCAGCAGGTTGACGCGCGGCGCGGCGATTTTGCCCACCGGGTCAATCCCGATATGCCACAGGTTTGTGCGCTCGCGCTTGACGCTCGACGCCTCTTCAAACATCTGGAGTTGGCTGGCCCAAGACTGGCCAGCCAAAATGATGTTGCCGCCTTCGGAAAACGCGTTGGTACGGCCGAAAACGTTATCGAGCAGGCCATTGGCGGCGCCGCTCAGGTTCCCGCTCAGCAGGTTGCGGGCGGCGCTGCTGTACTTGAGTACTTTGCTACTCAAACCAAACTTTGGCGTGACCGACTCAATCCCCTGGAACGCCATTCGTTCGAAGATGTTGGCCATTAAATCGACCTCACTTCGTAGATGAACGTCAGCGACGGTAGGCGCGCCTCATAATCAGTGATCGCTTGCGCAACCTCGGCCACAGCGCGGCCCCACGGGTCAGCGCCCTGGCTGCGCGAAGCTTCCAGCGCCGTGCCGTTCTCTTTCTCGATGTAGAGCCACCACAAGGGGCGGATGATTGCCAGTTCGCTGTGCGTCAGATCAACGTCCACGGCGACGGGATCGGTACCGGGGGTGTAGAGGTCGCTGTGCACGGTATCGAGTGACTGCGCGCTGGTCAGTCGGGCATACCCGCAATACTGGCGCACGGCATCGCGCAGGTGGCGGGTGATTTGCTCTTCTGTCAGCACACAGCCAATCGGCAGCTCAGCAACGTACTGGTCAACTAATTGGCTGATATTCATGCTTACTGATTCGCAAACCAGTGGAACGTCATGGTGCCGGCCAGCATCAGCACCTGCATGTCGTTTTCCCAGTCGCGATCCGGGGTGTCGACCACCAAGATGCACTTTTTCAAGTCTTCTTTGCGGGTGTAGTCGTCCGGGCGGCCGGCGTACACGGTGCCGTTGAACTCGCCACCAGCGGCAACCAGTTGTTTCAGGAACTCGCCGGCTTTGTTGAGACGGGTTTCGTAGATGGCGACCGGGCCTTCCTGCATGGTCTTGACCTGGCTTGGCTGACCCATTTTCTGGCCCAAGGGACCGAAGTACTCAACCACGCCGCCGACGGTGGCCACCGGCCACGGAAATTGCTTGAACAGCAACACCATGTCCTCGTAACCATCGATCACCAAGGTGGAATCGGCCTGGATGGCTTTGGCGCCTAAATCGTTGGTGTTTTGAAACGTGCGGCTCAGTACCGGCATGCTGCTAACAGACATAAATCACCTCTGGAGAATTGGAACACTCCGGGTAATCGTCACACGTAAAAAACCCCGCCTCGGGGCAGGGTTTGCAGGGTTTGCAGTCAGTTAGCGACCAAAGAAACGCTTGATGTCCGGGCGGTCGAGCGCCGTGAGGGTCGACATGGACACCTGCACCGGGAGGTCGATGAAATAGCCCTGCGAGTTCTTCGGGGAGTCGAGCGGGAAACTGACGTTTTCGATCACCATGGGCGACCAGGTACGGCCGGCGTAGGTGAGGCCCAGCAGCTTGGGCGCTGTAGACGGAAACAACGCCTGAATAAACGACTCGACGCTGTTCGTGGTTTTCAGCACTTCCGACAGAATCCCGTCTTCGGCCAGCTCTTGTGGGAACACCCACTCAAGCAAACGCGTCAGCGGCGCCTCAACCTCGGTGAGCGGATCGCTCAACGCCCGGAAATGCAGGGTGAAATTCACCTTTACCGGCGGCATACCGGAAAACACTTGGCGCGAATTCAGCTTGGTGATGCCTGTGCGCCCCTCAAGGTCGCGCATGACGCTCTTGAGCTTGTCAGAGCCACCGTTGAGGCTGTCCGATATCGCGCCATCCTTGAATGGGGATATCGCCTGGAGCGCGTTTAGAACCGGCACCAGCGAACCCGATTGCAGCATACCGGCCAACGCGGGCGCCTTGGTTTCCGGGCCAGTGTTCTCAAACGGCGATTGCCAGTTTTGCTGAATCTCCAGCGAGCCCTCTTTGAGCGCCCCAAACACGCCGGCGAACTCCAGGATATCGGCCACGCCCTTGGCATTGCAGACGAAAATCCGCGCCAGCAACAACGGCGAAAGCCGGCCCCAGTCGCCACCCAGGTCAGAACTGAGCGTCTTGAGCCCTGGCAGGTACTCGCCCACGCTGCCCAGGACGTTGCCGACCAGCGCGCCCGGCCCGGCATCAGTCCCGCCGCCGCCCACCAGCCCCATCACTTTTTCAGAGGCCTTGTCGTATACCGCGCCGATGGAGGTTTTACCGCTCCACAGATCGGCCACCGTGCCCGTCACGGTGCTGACGGCGCCCTCAATGGCCTTGCGGTTGGCGGTACCGCCCACCAGGCCGTCAATCTGCAACACGCCGGCCTTGAGAATGCCAGAGCCGGCGCCAGCGGCGCCGTCCCCTAAGAATTTGGTGGCTGACCCTAGCAGTGAGTTGGAAGTACTCCCGGCCACCGTCCCGGTAACGCCCTTGATGCTGGCGGAGACGGTTTTGCCCAGGCTATCAAAGCCAAAGTCAGCCATGTTTTACTTACCGAGCAGACGTTGGCGCAAGCGCATGGACTTGGCGCGCTTCATCTTTGCGCCACCCGAGAAGGCTTTGCGCTGCATCTTACGCACAGCACCTTTCTGCGCGGCGGTCAGGCGAACGTGCCCGCTAACGCGCTTCTTGATGCGGACCTTCTTACCACCACGGATCGCCACGACCTTTTTGTAAACCGCGTCGAGCATTTCATCGTCTTCGCCACTGACGAACTTGTCAGCGTCATCGAGCATGGCATCTTCACCCTGCGGCAGCTTATCCAGCAGCGCGTCGTGAATGCGGGCGGCCACGTCGTTATCAAACGACGGATCGTCACTGAGCAGCGAATCCACGTCGGCGCCGTCGATGCCCTTGCCTTCCAGGTAGTCGCCCACCAGTTCAGCCAGGCCAGCGGCATATTCGGCTTCGTCGTCGCTGATTTCGTCGTCGCTGTCGGTGGCACTGCCCACAACCAGCGCATACAGACGGTCGCCAAAGCCTTCGCCGGTTTCCAGTTCCGACTCAGCCCATTCCTGGACGATGGCCACCGCCTCCTGGCGCATTTCGTCGGTGAACAGAGCCGCCGGCGCGTTGGCTGGATCGATGGCGTCGAGCATGGCCTGAGACAGGTTCGACAGTGGCAGGTTTGGTACTTGCGCCACCTCGGGAACAATCACCGGTGCCGCGTAGGCCTTGGTGATCGCCTCGCTGGACGTGAGAACGCGTTGCAGTAGCTTATCCATGTAATTCCCCTTAAGTGCGGACGATCGATTGCTGCTGGACGATGATCCGAGCCGTACCGTCGTAGCAGATGGACGTGTCGATGTTCATTTTCTCGAATGGCTGATTGGCATTCGCCTGGATTTCCGCCGAGTAGCAGGCGCCGTCGAGTTCTGCACTCGGTTGCAGCCATTCCGCCGATTGCAGCGACTCCAGGAAGGTCGAAATGAACTTCGTGGTTTGCTTGATGGCCTTGGCCATTGGCTTCTGCAACGCTTCCTGAGCGGCCGAGGCGATGGTGTCGTCGACGTAGGTGGCCATTTCCACTACGGCGATCAACTTGCTGGCGCCTTCGGTCTGCGCACCGGTCAAGGAATCGAGCCAGGCGTATTTGCCGCCGCTGGCGTAATCCTTGAACAACACCGGGTTGATCCGGCTGGCCGCCAACAACTCAAGCTCGTCGTCCGACGGCTCGTAGGTCTGCACCATGTTGGTACGGTTGACCGCGAAGTCACTGCCGGCAATCACGACGTTACGCGGGGCGATGCCCTTGGCGTTGGTCTGAGCGTTGCGAGCGCAGCGCAGGCCGATGTTCAGGCCCGATGTGCCCATAAAGGCCTTGCCGCCCACTTCCGGGTTGGTAGCCATGATCGGCGCCCAATAGCACTGGCTGTACAGGCTGTCGGTAGCGCCACCAACGGAGTCATAGAAGGTCTTGGCAGCTTCCGGGGTGAAACGACCAGGAATGTCCCACGGCGCCTGCTTGTTGATTTCCTTGCCCAGTTCCAGCAGGCGAGAAATCAACGCCACGCTTTCAGTGCCGCCCAAACCGATGTAGGTAAAGGTCGGTTTCGAGCGTCGAATGCGATCAACCGCCGCGTCCAGGTCAGCGGTGGTGTACAGCGTCGAACCTTCGGTGAAGGGGGTCAGGGCCGCCGATGCAAAAGCGTCCTTGTTGTCCTTCTTGCCGTAGAACACGCAAGTGAGCGGAACCTCGGCGGCGGCATGCACGTCGACCACTTCCAGCAGGTCGGTGTACTGCGCCACGATATCGCCAATGAAATAGCTTTTGCCGAACTCATCGAGCGCCGCCGGATCCAGCGAGCCCTTGTAGGGACCAAGGACGATTGCGTTGGTGTTCACGTCGCGCAGTTGCAGCACGATGATTTTGGACGCGGCCGGATCACCCTCGGCGTCGGTGGCGGCGTCGGCATGAATCTCAGCCTTGACGCCTTCCGAGAAGCATTCCAAGTGTTTGATGGCGATCAGATAATTGCCGGTGGCGCCCGTGGCTTCGTCCACCAGGGTCCATACCGCCGTTTCTGGCAATACCGAGGCCGTGGCAACCATCAGCTTGTTGGTGGCGTCCGCACTCACCAGGCGGGAAACGATGGCCTGCACCGTGCCGCCTTTCAGAGCTTCGGAGATATGCACATACGGCTCACCCAAGGCGCTAACCGACAGCGACTGAGCGGCGCCCAAAGTGCGCTTGAGCTTGCCGCGCGAGACGGCAAACACCTTGTCGGTGCGACCACGCGCGAACCGGCCAGCAATGGCCATGTTGTGCGCTACGGTGCTGACGCTCGGCATTTCCGACATGTCATTGATGTGGTTGAGCTGGACGCCCGAACGCTTATCAATGGAGCGAGAAAAAGGAATGCTCATTTACTTAGCCTCCTGGGCTTTGGTCTTGCTGCCCTTAGCGTCGGCTGGGGCTGGCGACTCGACCGGCGCTGACGCTTCTTCCAGCACTGTCGGCACTTCAACCACTTTCGGCGCGGTCAATACGGCAAAGTCTTCGGCGTCATTGCCAGCGCGGTGCGCCAGCTCAGCCAGGTCCGTAACCAGCAGCCAGGCTTGGTCGAGGCTCTTAACCTTCACCTGGACCGGCTCACCTGGTGCAATCGGGGTATTGATGCCCGAGGACGGGACCACCAATGCTTTTTTGTTGCTGTGCGTCAAAGACGCCAGGAACGGGAACGACTGGCCAGCCACCAACGCCTCAGCAAGAGGGCGCGGGGCACTGCCAGCGTTTCGATCAATTTTTACGGTCATATTTCACCTGCAAGCCTTTGAGGTTGTCCCACTTGTGCGCCCGTGCACTGCTGGTCAGCGCCTTGGCGAGCTTGGCGAACTGATCCCCTGTCACCGTTACTTCAACCTGTGCGTAGGGCTCCAAAACAACTTGGGCGCCGGCTACCGGAGTGCGGTTGCGGGTGTGGTTTTCGAGGGTGATCGTTGCCGGGAACTCGCTAATTTCAGGAAGCGCCCACCCGATCAAAGTTACGGCACTGCCGGCGCCATCTTCGGCGGGGGTTTGCGTGGTTTTCAGGCGCTCGGTTCGCTCCAGATCCTCAGCGCGGGCCGCGTCTTCCAGCAGCCCCATTTCCTCAGCCAGCAAGCGCGCCGCCTCGGCCGCGTCTTTCAGTGCCTGGAGCTCATCACTCAAGCGTTTCTCTTCGGCAAGGCGAGCGGCTTTGTCCGCCTCGCTTTCGCTACCTGGTGGAGCCGTGTTATCAGCAGGCGCACCAACGCCCGGAAGGGCCGTGGATTTCTCCACGACTTCCGGGGTCTTTGGGGCCGCTGCGGGTTTAGCAGCAGCGGTTTTCACCTCTGCTTTAACGCCATTCTTCGCAGCCATGACAGCCCCCTTTAGCTCAGTGCAAACACGTTCTTGATGGTGATCAGCGCGCAGCCCAGTGCCGATTGCTGGTGCGGGTTGACCTCGGTCAACTGGCGGGAGAACAGCGCCGCGCCGGTTTTGAGGTCCGCATTCACTGCCAGCGGGATCAGGGTTGGCGACACCGCATCCGAGAACACAATCGGGTTACGCGCCACTTGCGGGGAGCGACCGATGCAGAGGATTTCGATATCGAAATCGGTTTCCTGAACGACATACGGGGTGTAAATGACGTCGTACTTGTTCTTGTAGCGACCGACACGCCAGATACCGGCCTTGGCGTCGACACCGGACGGCACGAAGTCATCCGTACCCATCGACAGGAACTGCGACATGCCCTTGGCGCCGACGTACATGAACGACAGGCCGAATTCCATGGTTTGGTTGGCCACGTCCTGGTCAACCGCGGCCACGAAGGAACCGAAGTCGCGCCAGCCTTGGGCACGGGTTTTCTGCAACAGCTGCTCGGCCGCGTTGAAGTCGTATTCGCGAGCGGTGTTCTTCGCCAGCTTGCGGACCTTGTTCAGGGCGGCGATGTAACGCTCGTTCGCCAGCTGGGTACGTGCAGCCTGTACAGCGATGGTCAGACGGTCAGCGCCCAATTCCGATTGCGTCGAGCTACGGGAATCCGGGGTGGCCTGCATGATCAGGCGAGTCGGGGCGCAGAACAGCGAGAAGCTCTGAGCCACGGTGCCGATGTACGGGGCCAGCTCAGGGCTTTTTTCGAAGTCAATGAAGCCTTGCGCTTCAACTTCGGTAGCGACCGGCAGTGCCGGAGCGAACACCAGGGTACCGGCGCCGGTGGTGACATTGACGCTACCGGTCACGACGTGGTTGGTGGAGCCGATCTTGACCTGGCCGGAAATCAGCGAGTTGGCGGTACCGGAGTTGTTTGGCTGCTCGAAAGCCACCGGGAAGCCGTTCACCACGATAGCGGTGCGATTGCGGATCAGGGGCACCGTTGCGCCGCCGCCAGCAGAACCGGTTTTGAAGGCAAAGGTACCGGCATCACGCTCGGCGTCGAGGGTAACGGTCACGATACGCTCGGAGCGGGTGTATTCGCGGCCACCATTGGTGCCGTCAAGGATGTCACCCTCGGTGTACCCGCCAAAGGTCGAACCGGCGACGCTGGTGATGATGGCCAGCTTCGACTCGTTAGAGCTGAGGTCGGACGGCAGGTAGGCGCCGAACGGAATCGCCTCGCTCAAACCACCGGTGATGGCTACCGCAATGCGGTTTGGCTGGTGCGACAGGGTGGCCGATTGGTTGTTGGTGCTGATGCTGTCCAAGGTGGTGCCGTTCGGCAGCACGTTGGTGGCCTTGCCGTCTGCCAGGTTTTCCGCCTGGGACAGTACCGCATCGATCATGTCGGCGGACGGGGTAAAGCCGTGCTTGCGCTGGAAGCTGGCGATACCGTCCAGCATGGAGGTAACGGCCAACGCCTGGTTGCCTTCACCGTCGATCTTGTCCAGCAGGCGAGCCATACGGGCCGGCAGCAGGTTTTTGGCATCGGCGACGGCCAATTTCACAACGTCCTGAGCCGAAGCGCTCATGCTGTCGAGCATGTTGCCGTTGCCGCGCGCAGCACCGACCAGCGTACCAACCTTGGCGGCAACCTCACCCAAACCGGAGTCGGGCGCGTAAGTATTCGTAGGCATGTGTAACCTCATTTCTGATAATGGTGGGCTGCGCCCGATTCGTTTCAGAAATGATGTTAAGTGCGAAAAACCCCCGTTTTTGGCGGGGGTTTGCATGGTTTTCGCGTTGCGCGGGCCTACTTTTTGAGGACGATCAGACGGGCATTTGCGCCGGTTTGCGCCAACAGCTCTTTGTCCTTGAACGTGCCGCCGTCCAGCTTTTCAACCGTGGCGTTGTGAGTGTCCAACCAAGTGCGGAAAGCGACAGCCTTCTGATCCTGGCCGAAGAACACACCCTCCCCAGCAATCGCTACCAGGCGGCCACCACTGGCGAGCATTCCAAAGGCGCGCATGATGTGTGCCGCGTCCTGGCGCTGGCTAAACGGTGGGTTCATCAGGATCGCCTGATACGGCTGCTCGGGCGTGAAGCCGTCAAAGTTGTGATCAACGACGTTGTAGCCCTTGGCCGTGAGGATGTCGCGCAGCTGGCTGGATATCTCGATCACGTCCACCTCCCCGCCGTCCGCCTTGGCAGCGTCCGCCAGGTTGCCGTTGCCGGCGCTTGGCTCCAATACCCGCATACCCTTGCTGATACCCGCCAGCCGGGCCATGCGCTGCGCCACGTTTGCAGGCGTTGGGAAAAAGTCGATACCGACCTTCTGGCCAATAATGGCCCGCTCAGCTTTTTTGACGGCGCTCTCTTCGGTCTTTGCAACCATCATCGGCAACAGCTCGCGCGTGGCTTCGCGCAAGGTTGAGGCGTCGGTGATCCCCATCCGGGCCAAACGCTCCTGGCGGGCGAGGCTTTCCATCGGGTCTTGCAGCGTGTACCCCTCTTTCAAACCCTTGAGCACGTCGTAGGCCTTGCGGGTAATCGCCGCGTCCTCGGGGTTCATGGTGAAGCGTTCGGAGCGGGCGCCCATCTTGTACAGGGCGGCAATCAGGCGGGCATTGCCGGTTGGGCTTTTCTTGGCAATGATCTTGGCGGCGTCATTGAAGCGGCTCGCCCACGTTACCTGGCTCGGCATGACGACGTTTTTCAAGTCTTCGTCATCGAATGGCCGGCCTTTGCGCTTCAACTGCTCGCTATAGCTCAGGCGCCGATCCGTCTCGTACTGCGCCATGCGCAAGGCTCTTTGCAGCTCTTCCAGTTGGGCGCGGCTGCTGAGTTTGGTCAGCAGGCCACCGGCGCCGACTTCGATAGCGTCTGCGATGTTGTTGAGCGTCTGGCCGTCGGCCTTGTTGGCGGATGCTTTGGCGATGGCGCTGGCGGCCATACCGGCGCGCCTGGCGGTGTTGGTGTTGCGATCCTGGCCCATGCCAGCCTCACCGCCCTCAATGGCCTTGTTCGCCACGCTGCGCAGTTTCTCGACTTGGCTACCCAGTGCTTTCTGGCGGCGCTCTTCGGCCAGGCGTTCGTCAGTGGCGGCTTTCTCCACTTGCTGCTCAGGCGACAGCACCACCGGCGCCGGCGCAGCCTGGATATGTGCGGTTTCGCCTTCCAGGTGCTTCTCGCGAATGAAGTAACCGCCGTTCATGCGCCAGGTGTACGGGTCGATGGCCTTGGCTTCGGCCAGGCTCAGGTCCGTGCGGATGATCCCGCGCAGAACCTTGTCCTTCTTGGTGGTGTACTCAATGATTTCGTGCTGCACAGCCTGCGCAGGCGTTGCCGCGGGCTGGTCTATTACGGGTTCGTCGACCACTGGCGCCGGTACCGGCTCGGCGGCTTTGCGGGCCTTGATGTAGATCCCCAGTTCCAGACGGTGCTGGCCCATTCCGCGCGCGGCTTCGTTGGCCACAGCCGCGCCAGTGCGGCGCCCACCGTTGCCATTCATTTCCCGGTCGCTTTGCGTGCTGCGAATCTCGCCACCCATGGCCTCATGGATCGATTCCAGCTCGGCCACGGACTTCTCACCGTACTGACGGCCCATGCGCGCCATCATGTCGGTGTCCCACTCGGCGCTCGCTCGCACCCGCTCAATCAGGTAGTCACGGTTCTGCTTGAGGGCCTTGATGGCGTCGGCGCGGTCGTAGGTGCCTTTCTCCAGGCGCCGCGCGATGTCCTTGGTGGCATGACTCAGGCCGCGATAGAAGTCCTTGGCCACGGCCAACAGCTTCGCCTGTAGCTGCTCGTCGCTGGCGCCTTCAATGGTGGCGTCAGGTGTCTCGGCGGTGATGACCAGCGGGCCTTGCGCGGCTGGATCAGGGAGAGATTCCGGGTTGTCAGCCAGCGCCTTTGCAGTCTTCACTCGCGCCGAAAGGTGCTCATCCGCCCACTGGCGCACATAGGCCAGGTGCCCAGCCCTGTCGTTCGATACGCGGCCTTTGCTCAGTCGTTCAAATTCGCCGGCACGAATACCCGCCCACCCGATGAATTCGGCGTTGCTGATCTTGGTAGGCAGCTCTTCCAGGGTGTCGAGATAGGCCTGGTAGAGTGGGTTTTCAGAGGTGCCGGCGCCGATGGTGCGCTCAAATTCAGCCTGGGCGTCCGCTTGGTTCTGCGCCACGATGCGCGCGGTTTCGTCGGCTTCTGCTTGGATCCGGAGCTGTTCCTGTTCCTGCGCCAGCTGCTGATCAGCAATAGCCTGCGCCGCCTCATCGAGCGAGCCCTGTTTGCGTTGGGCAATGGCGGCCTGTTCTTCCTGGTACGCCTCAACGTCCGCCGGCGCTGCATCCTCACCAAACACGGTGCGGAATTTCACCGGTCCCCATTCCTGCGCCATCAGGCTTTTCAGGTCGGCCAGGTCGCGGGCAATCCCGGAGATATCACCCTTGTACGCCACCGCCACGCCTTCGGGATCGGCGTAGGTGTAGAGCACAGCGCCAGACGGCAAGATTTCTTGCGTGGTCGGTAGCGCCTTGGCTGCTCGGGCCTGAGCCTTGGTGAAGAGCAGGCCGGCCGCCGTCATGGTGAACCTGGCCTGATCCATGTAGGCCGTGGCATAGGCCGACAGCGCCAGCGAGTTGCCGGTAACGAGCAGACCGCCGTTTTTCTGCGCGATGGTGTCCGTAACCAGAAGCCGCACGGTATTGGCGGGCTCAGTTTGCCGGCGCCGTTGCGGGCGTCGAGCGGAGCCCAGCAGCCCGCGCAGCTCCAAACCTCGGGCACTGGCGCGAACCTGTTCAATCGGGCTGAGCTTGCCGGCTTCCAGGTTGGCGCGCACCGTCAGAAGCTCAGCGCTAAAGCGCATTAACTCCAAGGCGTTAAGGGGGTTTGGCGCTGATTCCGGGAGGGCGTCCAACAGAGCGGCATGCAGCTCGATAGATTCGGCCGTGGCGCGCATTTGTTCGATGGGGGTAAGACTGCCCGACAGTAGCGGCGCGCGTAGCTGTAACAGCTTTGCGGCGCTCCGGGCTTGCTCTATGGCATTGGGGGGCATGGATAAGGGCCTACATAGTGGTATGCAAGCCCATATTTTGAGGCGTCGAAACGGGGTTACTCGGCGGCGCTTTGCTCTGCTACCGGGCGTCTCAGGAACAAATACTCAGCCATAAATTGCTTGAGCGTCATCAGTTCAGTGGTGGTCGTGTTCGGACTTCTGAGTTGAACGTCCACCCCACGCAGATTTTCCAGATTGGTAACGTCCAGCGAGTCGAGAATCCACTTACGGACCTTGTGCGGGAGAGTGACGCGGGGGTTGGAGATAAAGACATCGCCCAACTTCCAGTTGATTGGCTTGCCCATGTCGAGCTTCGACACGTCAGCCACAACGGGCAACGGATCGTCGGCAACGGGCTCAGGTGCAGCGCCCGAAAGGGCAAGTGATTGCTCCAGGGCGAGAATCTGGCGCTCGACAATACTCGATTCATCAAGCGCCGCGTCGGCCTGCCTGGCGCCTTCGGGAACATACGGCGCATAGGCTGATTGCTGCGGATCGGGCTCAATGGCGACACCGTGCGTATGGGGCCGATCATCAGCTACCACCTGCACCAACTCAGTGGTTTCCAGCAGCGGCGCCAGCGACGGACACGCCAGCAGATCCGCAAACGTCTTGTACAGGCCTTGCGCGGGCTCAATCGGCACGCACACATAGCCCAACTCGGCCAGGCTGTCGTTCAACTCCCCCAGCAGCTTGGGGAGAGCGCCAGCGCCAACAATAAGCACCCGTTGAGCTTCGATAACGGATGCTTTCGTCTGCGCCAGCTCGCGCATTACTTGATCACTCTCACGCACCGCTAATACTTCGCTCATGCCCTACGCCTTATGTTCGGTCGGCCCCGATGGCCGCGGGGCTAACTTTAAGGCACCAAAACGCTTTACCGCTTTGGTGCCTTTGCGTCATTTACGCGGCGCGCTTGAGGACTCGACTAAGGGAGCGTGGGCGCTTTGATACCTCGCCGGTTTTGGCCAGGGTCGCTTGGTACGCCTCGACCTTGGCCCGGACCTCTTCCAGCTCTTGCGGGGTATACGCCAGATCCACCAGGCCGCCGGTGGCGACGGTAAAGGCAATGTCTTCGTCAGTCTTGCGGCGCTTGCCATGCAGTCGAATGCGACGGGTTGGGCCTACGTCCAGTTCCACGCGCAGCACAGCGGTGGCGACCTTCAAGCTCCCGACCGGGAACCACACTACATCGCCCACAACTACCGACACACCCGGCTTTTCCAGCAGGGTACGCATGTAGGCGCGAGCAGCTCGGCCGCGTTTGGTCAGGAACGATCCCAGGCCGTGGCAACGGGGGCAATCAACGCCAGCGCGCAACCCAGTGGCGGTGCAGTGCGCGCAAGGCGTGGATTCAAGCCGGGGGGCTTCCATGAGTCTCTTTGTCATATCGTTTATCTCTGGCGGTTAGGTTTGGTTTGTTTAGCTTGTGCGTTCGACGCGCAGAATATGGACGCCGTTTAAGTCGGAATAGACCGCAAGCCCCTGCGAGCCAGAAAACCGCATGTCCTTCATCGCACCTTTGAATCTGGAGTGGTTAAAGAGCGAGCGATGATCACGGACTGCCCCCTCTCGGGAGTCGTACTCTTTAATGCGAATCTCGCCCAGCTCAAACGTTGACAGCCAGCGCATGAATGAACCTTTACGCAGTGCTTTTTCCTTGGGCTCGATGGTTTTCTCAGTCAGCATGACAGGGGTTCCTTTCTGATTAGGCGTTACTCGTATTCTGATTGGTGCTCATCCCGACCGCTGATCACCTCGTCCAGCTTTTGCTCGACCTCATCCCAGTCGGGCCGGGGCGGTCGATCACTCCAGGGTTTACGCGGTTCGATCATCCCGAACACATGCGCCGCCTGGTCGATGTACCACGAACGCTCGCGCAGCCAGCTATAGCGCTCCGCATTGCGGCGCAGTTCGGCCAGCTCCTTGACGCTCACAGTCACGGTGGGGACTGGAGCAGCGTGGCAGTCGCAGTCGTCGCACATGAATTTCAATTCTTTGTAGCTGCGCGGGTCGTGCGCGTGCTTGCCGCAATTCATGGTGCAGGTCTTTGTCGCCGGGTCGAACTTGGCCAGGGCGGCCGGATCGGCGCGCTCCCACACAATCGGCTGCTCTGGCGCGGGCGGGGCGCGTTTCGGTTTGCGGGTTTTCAGGACCATGCAGGGGATTCCTTTTTAGCTTCGGTCGAATTGATCCATGTCCGTCTTGATGCTCTCCCAGTGCAGCACCGTATAGCGGCCAAGCTTGAGACGGGTTTCGGTATGGCGCTGGCCAAAGCCGGCGGTTTGTTCCTCCACCCATAGGTTGATCAGCGGACGTCCCAGGCCGCCACGGAACAGGCGCTGTAACAGCGTGCGCTTGAGGGGCTTTTCGACTGGCGTGGTACTCATTGCGGGGTTCCTTTCGATGCTTTTTCCTGAGCCAGCTGCTCAGCTCTTGCGTTCATCGCGTTTTCAGCTTCCACGCCCAACGCCAGCTCTTCCTCAATGGTCAGGCGGTAATCGCGGATAGCGAATTCCAAGACTCCCTGGATATGCGCCATCCTGAGCGCGAGCGCCATGCGTGAATCGGCCACTTGAAAAGCGCTGATGTGATGGCGCACCAGGTTGTTGATTTGTTCTTTGGTCATCGGCGGTGGCGTGTAGGTACTCATAGCGAAATTCCTCTCTACTCACTTCGCGGGCTTATTCCCAATGTAGGCGGCCAACTGCTCAAGCGCGTACTGGACCGGGTAGGGGGGAGCGATGTACTTCCCCGCGGTCTTGCTCAGGTAGTTGCGCATGGCGCGCTCACTGATACCGATAGCCTCGGCGGCCTGCACCTGAG